AGATATAAAGGACACGATTATATCGATGAGATGTATGGCGAATACGGACGTTACGAAGAAGGTAGACAAGAATATAACCGTGGAAATTATGGAGCCAAAGACGATACCTTAAAAAGCCTAGAATATATGCTTGAAAGCATGGTCGATTTTGTAGAAATGTTAAAATCGGAAGCCGGTAGTCAAGAAGAAATGCAACTAATCCGTGAATACACCCAACGTATAGCACAAATGTAATGTATAAATTTGTTAATAAAAATCCGTACGGATTGTACGAAAACGATTGTACTATCCGTGCAATTAGTACGGCGGAAGGTACGACATGGGATTACACATACGATAAGTTAAGCGATTTAGCCCAAGCAAACAGGACAATGATGGATGATAGGGAATTTATACAAAGGTATTTAGATGCGTATTATCCCAGAGTATTCTATCTGCCAGAAAAAGTGGGAGAGGTTGCCGCCGAATATCCAAATAATATATTACTTATAACAATGAATGGTCATATAACATGCTCAAAATACGGAACAATTATTGATAGTTTTGATTGTCGAGATAGGGTTGCAGAAGAAGCATGGATTGTGGTATAATAATATTGTGGGGGAGAAACTATACCACGAAAGACAGCATATTGCATGCTGTTTTTCTTTATGTTATAATTATATTAGGAGGCAATATATGAAATATATAATAATGGCTGATGGTGATGGCAAAAGGTGGAATAACTATCTCGGTGTTCCGAAACATCTCGTTGAAATAAATGGAGAACCATTGCTCGCAAGAACAACAAGATTGCTTAAAGAAAATGGCATAACTAACTATGTTATTACAACAAGGGATGAAAGATACGGACAATATGGGGAAACAATACCACAATCAAAAAGAGATTGTGAAGTAGATAGGTTTGAGGAATTTAGCAAACCAGTTTGTTATTTATATGGAGACGTTTACTATACTGAGTATGCAATTAAAACAATAGTCAATACAGAAACAGATGATATTCTTTTCTTTGGTAGCGAATGGGAAATATTCGCAATCAAGGTTAATAATATAGAGAACTTCTACAAGCATAAAAATAAAATAAAAGAGTTGTTTCTTAGGGGAGATGTATCACGATGTATCGGCTGGGAAGTTTATAAAAGCATACACAATCTTTCACTAGATGAGCATAATATCACGAGTGACTATATAAAAATATTAGATGGAACGGATGACATTGATTATCCTCAAGATTACGAGGCATTTAAAAGAAAAATTGAAGAACCAAATAAATTGAGTATTATCATCCCATGTCATAATTTGGAAAAATTCATAACACCTTGTTTAAACAGTTTACTCGAGCAAGAAAACAAGGCAAATTTGGAACGAGAAATAATCTTTATTTGTGATAATTGCATCGACAAAACACATAAAATCATTGAAAAGAAAATGAAGAAAAGCCAATATGAATATCATATAATAGATACATCAGTTGGTAGCCCAGGATATGCTAGAAACATTGGGCTTGACCATGCAACAGGAAAATATATTTGGTTTATCGATGGGGACGATTGGTTAACAACACCAGTTGCTTTAGATGTTGTAACCGAATGTATGATAAAAGATGATATGGATATTGTCGAGTTCAAAATAAAAAGCAATGCTCATCCAGAAGGTAAATTTGGTGGTGGTACTGTTTGGAGAGCAATGCTATCGAAAAGGATTATTGGCGACACAAGATTTAATGATAGACAAAATGGCGAAGATAATGATTTTTGTGACATTGTTTGGAATAATCCAAATGCAAAATATGGAAGAATATCTTTGGCACCATACTTTTATAACTTTCCCAGGGAAGGTAGTCAATCGGATATAGCGTACCACACTTTTAAAAAGGAGGGTTAATGAAACATAAGAATATCTTTTACTTTTCCTATATAAATAAAATTGGTGGGGTTGAAGCATTTTTTCACTATCTTGTTAAAAAATACCCAAGCAAAGATATTGTGGTGTATTATCAAACAGCCGATGAAAAACAACTTGAGCGTCTTCGTAAATATGTTAGGTGTATAAAATTCAATGGTCAACACATACAATGCGAAAAAGCGTTCTTTAATTATAATCCAGCGATAATTGACAACGTAAATGCAAAAGAATACATACAAGTAATCCATGCTGACTACAAAGTTCAAAGTGGACTAGCAAATTTTACAAGTCCAAAAATAACCAAGTATATTGGTGTAAGTAAGTTAGCATGCAAAAGTTTTACCGAAGTCACCGGTAAGCCGTGCGAATTATGTTACAATCCAATCATACTTGATAAGCCAAAAAAAGCCCTAAGGTTAATAAGTGCCACAAGATTAACACCTGAAAAAGGCAAAGATAGAATGGCAAAATTAGGACAGATGCTAGATAATGCTGGAATACCATATCTATGGACGATATTCACAAACGATACCAATGTTATTAAAAATCCAAACATTATTTATATGCAGCCTAGGTTAGATATTTCTGATTACATCGCTAGTAGTGATTATCTCGTTCAACTTAGCGATTGCGAAGCATTTTGTTATTCAGTTGTTGAGAGTCTAATACTAGGTGTACCTGTTATTGTAACCGACTTACCTGTGTTCAAAGAAATTGGTTTGGATGAAACGAATAGTATTAAGTTAAATTTAGATATGTCTAATGTGCCTATCGATAAAATATATAAAAAAGATTTTAGTTTTAAATACCAACCACCAAAAGACAATTGGGATGGGATACTTGCTGATGGCGAAAACACTTGGGAAAACGATAGGAACAAAATGGTTAGGGTTACATGTATTAGACCAACGGGGTACGATGATTTAAAATTAAAAAGAAAAATAAAATTCGGTGAAGAAATAGAGTGCACTTTAGAAAGAGCCGATTATTTAATAGAATTGGGATTAGTGAAATAACATACTAATACGGTATGTTATTTTTTCGTAAATAGTCACGAATTTTAGTAAACACTTTATGTGCCTTTTTAGATACAGCACTCTCACACATCCCCATCGTCATACCAATATACACCCTAGTATCACCACGATTAATATGTTTGACGAGTTCTGTTTCTTGTTCCGTTAGTCCTGTTCGTTCACATAATTCTATTACATTATCTAAGCATAAGGACTTAATATGTTTTCTAACTTTTAAATATTGGTCGGCTAACATTTATATCACCTAATTCCATTTTATATTCTTTTCGTCTTTGTTATGTTTCCAATATATTCCCTGTTTGTGGTAGGTATTATACCACTTATTTAGAAATAAGTTATCTCAAGTTTTAGACCAAAGTTAGACCGTTTTTAGACCAAAAGATAGACCATTGAGTATAAAAATAAAGACCTATATCATTAGGTCTTTGGTCATTTCGTATAAATCTCTACGCCTACGTTTTATTGTTGTTGGACTATATCCAATATTCATTGCAATTTCATCACATGTTTTACCTTTAACAAGCATTTCGAAAATTTCTTTTTCTTTTTTATGCTCATTGAACATAAACTCTTTCATAATATAATCATATATCGCTGGTTTATATTTGTACGTATATTCAAATCTTTTCAACAGAAAACACCCCATTTCCGGGATGTATTATAAACTAACTAGACAAGTTTGTCAACTACTTATCCATTAACTTATGATATTGGTCACGAATATATAATTCTTCTTCGTGGAAAAGACCATTTTTAATATGCAAATTTTCAATCATTTCACTATATTCATCCATAAAAGCGAACATAGCATCGAACTGATGTTTGCTTTTTGGTATACCGTTTCTCAAATCGTTCGCAAAAGAAACAATGGTAAACCTTAATTGACTCATGTCGTGTTTGATACTATCTTTATGTTCTTTATCAATACGGTCTTCTAAGGGTTTTAATTTTTTACTGAACATTTTGTTAATAATTCCTGTAAAAATCCCAAATACTGTAGACAAACTAACCACTAAACCCAATATGTTCTTCAATATTTCCATCACATCATGCTCTCCTTTTTACCCTATCAAAATTATATCACGAAACACCGATTTATGCAAATCGATTTTAAGACTATTTATTTGGCAAATAAAGAACGAAACACTTAAATCGATAAATTTATCGAGAAAAGATGTTTCGTTTGATGTACACCCATAGAATTAAGTCTAGTAAGGTTTTAATTAAATCTGCCTAAATCTACTTGATAATTGTGGGCTATTTCTTCGGCTGTTAGTGCTCTTGTGTAATATCTTACTGAATGGTAATAAACATCATAATATCTATCTGCATTCCACATATCACGCTGTGGACCAACTGTCAACCATCGTTTAATATTATTAAAATTGTAATTATACGTTTTCTTAAATTCACCATCTAAATATACACGAAATTGACTACCTGTATATACTGTTGTCATAAGAACTTTTCTGTTTGTATAAGATGTAGGTGTTGTATAGAAATCGCCAGCATAACCACCAAATTGTATTCGTTCAGAGTCCCTAAGAAAGTTACAATATTTAATATTATTACCATTTGGTATGTCACTAGACTTTTGCAAAACAACCAATTGCTCACTACTGCCACCACCAGATACTATTGTTACATATTGTTCTATTGTCCAAGCACCTGATGATGTAAGTGAATTATTTGACATTAATTTAAAATCTTCTTGTCCTAAATAAGTTCCATTAGGAAAACTTAATCTCATAGCATCATCAGTAATTTCCCATGCTGTTGTGCTATTAAATGCTAAATCAACTGTACCTTTCAAGTTTTTCCATATAGAAGGAGTACCTGTTGCATGTCCATTATCAGAATTAATATAACCATCGCATAAAAGTATCAAATCAGTGTCTATATAATTAAATGGTTTTTCATCTTCTTTTTTATAGATAATCGTTGTACCTTCATATGCTTTTTTTATTGAGGTTGTTCCAACATATATTTTTGTTTTATTATGCACTAACATTTGTATCTTCCTTTATAAAATAAATTACTGTTTCGGAATAACTTGGTAAATCGTCATATTCTTCTTGTGTACCAACCCATATTCTGTCATCTACATATTTTTTAGTTGCTGGGTCATAATCAGTTGTAGGTGTATAAGAAGTTGTATTGTTTTTTAATAATACATCACCTTTTGCAGGGTAATCAGTTAAATCAACACTTATTACATTGTTTTCGTCAATCGTTACATTATTTCCTTCTGTATAGTGTATTGCACCATCTCTACCTGGCATTCCATCTTGCCCTGGTGGTCCAGGCAATCCCTGTGTTCCTCTACTTGTCTGTCCAGTATCTGTATCACCAATATACCAGTTACCATTGTCGCCTATTGTTGGTGTTATACCGTTTTGACCATCGGTTCCATCTCTACCAGGTAACCCATCCTGCCCGTCCTCTATTTCGACAGATTTAGTGGTTCCATCTTTTTTGGTTATTGTAACTGTTGTTGTGTTATTGTTCTTATCAACATCTAAATTGAGATGGTCTGTCTCATTTATTAAAGTATCTAGTATTGGGAGTCTATCATCTGCCTCTATAACATCGTTTCCATTAACCAACGCTTTTCGCACGTAAAATACTCCTTTAGCATAATTGGTTAATTTAGAGTCTTCGTTATACATTGATATTTCATATCTATAAAAACCTTCTTCGTTTAATATCCCTGGTAAAAACGTTATTTGATTATTAGCAATATCAAATATAGTTGTTGTATGATTATCTGGGTTTAGTAGTTTAAAAACATACCTCAAACCCACCAAATCGAAAGTAAAATTTAATGTTATGTTGTAATCGTATTGTACAAGGTCTTTTAAGTTTGTATCTATGCTATTGTTTTTAAACGATACATCCAAATTAAAATCTAACATATTAATCACCTCTTATTTTAAATATTTTGCACCACAATACAGTGTCTTGTTATCGTATTTTATTTTAGCCCAACCATCGATTGTTTCATAATATTCTACCTTTGTTCCTGCTTGCACTGCTTTATAAATGTTATTACCATAGTTGGGTGATGTTCTTAAATTTAACCAATAACAATTTGTAACCGTTTTGGTTACTGTTGTTGGTGTATCAACAATACAATCATCATTTACCCAACCTATATTACCATTGTCTAGTAAGTACGGATTTCTAGCACCTTCAACTATTTTTGTTATTGTTCCTCTTGTAATTAAAGGTCTTAATTTTTCAGTGCTTGTGCTTGATACGTATACACCGTTGATGTCTACAACTTCACCAATCTTATGCTTTGTTGGTGTTGGCTCTGGTGCTTTTGGTAAATCAGCATCAAGATATGGTGTTGGGTCTATTGTAACATCACTTGTGTTTCTAACTTCCCAATGCAAATGCGCTCCGTTTGAGTAGCCGGTGTTGCCCATATAAATAAGTCTATCGTTACGCTTTACTCTTTGACCAACCTTTACTTGTGCCGTATTGTATTTACCATGTGCATATAAAGTATAATATCCGTCATCGTGTTTTATTTTTACATAGTTACCATAAATTTTCGGTCCACCTTGTTTGTAAGTATTGTAGTTGCAATCGTTTTTTACTTCAACAACCGTTCCGTCACTATGTGCCACTTCCCAAGCAAGTGTAGAACGTGGTCCTACTAAATCAATACCATTATGTTTTCCTTTAGAATACCCCCATGTTATTTCGCATAATCCGCCTTCTAAAACTCTACATTTTGTTGCCATATTATTCCCCCTCCGTTAAAATTTCTTCTAGTTCTTCATCATCAAGAACCGGTTGCATCACTGTTTCCTCGTCCATCGTCATTTCCTCCTTTTAATTTATTTACTAACTTTTCCGCTTGTGTTCCAAAATAGAACGCAACGATTATTGCATATAAGTTTTGAAACTCAGGTGTCATTTTGCCTATAAAAGTTAGCGCAATATAGGCGATTGTCATCGACACGGTTACGAAACTTTTTATATCATCCCATGCTTTTTTCATTTATGATACCTCCTTTAATATCCTATTGATATTATTCTTCATTTTCATCCGGTACAATATATTGTGCTAAACTTGACCAACCTGAAGTAGCAATCCACTCATTGTATAGGCTTGCCGGAACAATTATTGATTGAAGATAATTAGTGGGTATATTGTTAGCATTTGATAAGGTTGGTACTGAAACGCATCTAGAAAAATCATATATTTTTGCGCACCAAGCGTTTGAAAACGAACCAACCGATGTGACCGGACCATAAATTATTATATCGTGTATATTATTTATATCTGACACATATGGTAATTTTACAACACCACTACCATCTGGAGGTATTGTTAAATATTCCAAATTTCGTGCATATTGTAATGTTCCTGTCGCATCCGATGTAGATGTACCTGCTGTAATTGACGTAATTGGTATAATTAGTCTTTTTAAAATAAAACAACAACGAAAAGTCGCATCACTATATGTTTCCAAAACACCATATGGTATAGAGATAGTCTGCAAAGAAATACAATCGGCAAACGAACGAGTGGGTATGTATTTTACACCCTTCGGTAATATTGCCGCTTTTAATTTAGTACATCCACCAAAGAAACCACCTATATTTACACTCGAATACGTACTTTCAGTCACCCACGATGAAGGTATTGTGATAGACTCTACATTTCGTAAATTTGCAAAATTATTATAAATCATCGCTACTCTACTTCCAATTTCAAGTTTATATATATAAGAATTTTCCACTAAGCCACTAAGTATTGAAACCGTTCCATATCCACCATATGTTTGATTACGAAATGACATATTATTTACTAGGTCGGTGTTATATAACTTTATAACGTAGTCACCGGATGTGCTATATATATGGCTAGTTTTTGCCATATTGGGTTGAATAGTCTTGCTGGTTTGTATTGGAGAACCATCTCCCCAATCTATTTCTACTGTATTTTTTACAACCTGTTCAAAACAAACATTAACAGTGAGGTTATTTTTTGGTAGACGTATATAAATTCTTGTTTTTCCATCATCGGTTCTATATGTAGCACCAATATCACAAATATAACCTTGCGTAGATATGTTTTCAAAATCCCAATTCCATCCCTCACAAATCAAACCTTCGTGTTGTGGTAATTCAGGCATGTTGGTTAATGTTTTAAATTCCTCTTTGGTATATGAATATAACAATGTTCCATCATAATCATAAAAATTAACATCTTTTGGAATTAAGGGTGTGGGTGTTACACCACCAATACTAAGTATTTCTGTGTCAAATTCATTAGCGGGTATTAAATCGCTTTTTTTCGTTTGCTGTCTAATAGCACCAGCAACATCCGACAAAAAATGTGATAACGTATCTACTCTAGCCATTAATAACTACCTCCTAAAGCACCTGTTATTAAAGATTGTATCGCATTAATAACATAATCTTTTGTAGCAAACACATCACCAAGTTGTTCTATGGATATTTTCTTCGTTTCACCACCATTGACAATAGGTAACACATCGTTTGTTCCTATGTCCTCAACACTCAACAATTCACTAATTGTAACAGCATCCATTTATTATTCCTCCTTTATGAAATTCTTTCCCACATGCACACTACTAAGTAAGGCGGCATGTTATTGTGGGCTTCTCCATCACCTGTGGTATCAGTATACACCGCTTCACCGGTGTTTTGTACCCACGCTGTCTGATTACCATAATACACACCTTGTTTATCGCCTGTACCAGCCGCTCTAACATAACTGTTTGCGTTTCCATCTCCACTTATGAATTTTTCCCAGTGACTATGGCTCGGCATCTGTTGTGTAGTTAATACAACTTCTTCTTCTCCACCCGTATCACCATTTGTGTATATACTACCTGCGGCTAGTAAAAATGTATCCTCGATTTGCTCCCACTCTGTTCCTATGAAAATATTATTTGGGTCTATATTTTCGTTAGTTGTAATATATATTGAGCCAATAGGATATATGGTATCAACATCTATTAGTAGACTACCGTTTAAATATGTGTTGCCCCATAATTGATTTCCACCGAGTATTTCATCATATTTAGCACCCAACGATGCTCTATTCTTATACAATGCTATTGCTGGTTCGCCAGAATGGATTGAAAACATATATTCAACATTAGATAACTCATCACTTACTATAACCATTATATCATAACTTTCGGATACATTAAAAGTATTATCTGGTTGGTCGCCATTTACCAATCCATTATAACTAAACAAAGTATAATACGTATCGCTTGGGTCCGTTTTATCTAATGTTAGATTTAGTGTTTGTTCGGCACTCCAAACACTTGTGCCAGATATTCTATATTTTGCTACACAAGTTAATGAATTTGTAATAGCATTTACATCACTACCGAATGGTTTGTCACCCCACCAAGAACCACTAAAAATTAGCGTTACAAAACCACCTACACCACCATCACTTCTACTATATGCTTGAGTATCGTTCTTCACAATATCTGTGTAATTAACGAATTTATTTAATACAAGGAATGATTTATTGACAACAAGTGAAGATGTGTTTCTCTCATCTATAGCATACACACTTATGTTATCTTTGTCGTAATTTTGAATTGATTTACTAATGCTAGAACTAGTATCTAATACTGTTTCACCGTCTATTAAATAATGGCTTATTGACGTTTCTCTTGTGTTTGCTATTGCTTTGTTTACCGACGATATGTTGACGTTTAATGTTGAATATCCTTTTATAATTGTTTGGTCATCATTTGTTAAAACACTGGTCACATTGTTACTATCATTGTATTCAAAATTATTAAAAGTTGGTAATTGAATATTCAATTGTTTATTAATTGGTCCAATAACGTCAACGGTTCCCACTTGCGTTTCATACGTGTCGTCTGTATATGACTCTAAATAAAAAACCAACTCAACATAACTGTTTGGTAAGGATGCGAGGTATACGTCATCTAGTTCCGATGTGGTAAACTCTAACACATCACCATCTTTTATATTATAAACCTGTTTTAGTGAAAACCATATATCGCTACTAACATAGTGCATGGCGACAGTTAAAACATCATAAAAAGCATCAACATATTTTGTTATTTTTATATTTAAACCATCATCCACGTTGCTTCCATTAACAAATGTTCCTGTTCCACTAGCGAATTTACTACCTCTTGGTATTGTTTCCAATGTATTTGTAGCACTAACACTAGCCGTTTTTGGTGATATTTCGCTTGAACTGAATGTTGAAGACACAACTATGTTTTTTGTACCATCTTTGTTATGTTGCACATTATCATAGGTAGCCGTAAACATAAGGGACCATTCTCCGGGTGCTACAGGGGTATATGGGTAATATCTACTACCATTATCTTGTACCACACCGTCCAATGTTGTTTTAACAAGTGGTCTTCCTTGATACCATGCTCCTTGTGCAGAACTTGGTCTACCCAAATACACTTCAACGACAACTCTCGACACATTATTAACCAGATAATTATTATTGGTATCATCCCAGTATTGATATACAATCTGTTTCCATGTCCACGTGCTTGGACTACCGGTTGTACCTACATTGGTGATTGTTTTCTTCAATATATAAGCCATTGTGAACCTCCTATAATATACCGCTTATCCATGTTTGATTTCCAACTATTGTATGTAATGCACCACTTATTTTTGCCTGTTTTTTAATGGTAGCGTTTTCTGTTTCCATACCATCATCTAAGAAATTTGTAGTAGTGTTTTTTTGCGAATTTTCAATTCTAATACCATCGGCGTTCGCTTTAAAGACAGCATTTGTTGTTGTCGATGTTATTGTTATACCCTTACTTATATTAACTGTATCGGTTCTAACTTCGTTTGGATATTGTGTCCATAGGATTGGTGCTCCACCTTTATTTCCCATGAGTTCGTATATTTTATATCCATTGTTAACATCACATATAAATGTTATTGAAATTGTGTTTGTTGTTACATTACCTTGTACACCATTTTCACCAAACGAACCATTTATTAGTTGGTTAGTGTAGTCAACGTTATTTATCAAGACTTGGAGTGTTGCGGTAGGATTTAGTTGTTCATATTTGAATGAAATTGTATATACACCATTTGGTATATTATTAACGGTCTGAGATAATGTACCATCTTGTAAAAGCATAACTGTGTTAGATGCTGATATATCATCTTCGTTAACGTCTACGGGTCCATCCCAATATTCAAATCCATTGTTTTCTCTATACCACAAACCTGTGTTTCTAAATATGTTTGCACCGCCGGATGTTCTATAAGCATTGGTTAATCCCATTTCATCTTGTAGTAATTCGTTGGTTTGTTCAATTGTGTAATAATCACCGAACTTATCTTCTATTGTAGTAATCTTTTTCGTTAAAGAATTTATCCTACCTTCTTGCTTGTTAACATTTACCGAAGCATCACGCAATTCTTTGATAATATTACTCGTATATCCCAATGTTTTATTTACTTCGGTTTCTTCAACACTACTTATTTTTGAGCGAATATGTCCACCATAAGTAATTTTTTTGTTGAACGGATAAGTCAATGAAGAATTATTTAGCATATCTTTAACGTTTATTAGTTCGTTTCCAATAAACCAAGGATGACCGATTGTTTCTGTTTCCAATTGTTCGTATTCTAAACCAAACAAAACATCACATTTTTCTAGTGCTTTTAATCTTAAATCAAACGTATATAATAGTGGATTATCGTATATGTATATTGGCTTGTCACCCAACGTTTCATCTTGTATTCTTTCGGCGGTTTCGCCATCTATACCAGACATACCAATTGCAACTTTATTTATCGGACCAACCTTTTCCCCACTTTTTGTTAACGAATAATATTGGTCATTGTCTAATATATCTAGTTCATCAACGGTTGTTTGTTGTCCAAAATCTATATAGCACTTATTATCCCATCCAACTCTAACCCAAGAAAAAGCGGTTTTACCGATTTGTTTCATAACATCTCTACAACTTTCACCGGCTTGGAAAGGGTTTATATCGTATTCAAAATCATCATTTGTAAAACTTAAAGAACCAAATTCAACACCCACTTGTTTACATGTATATTGTGCTAACCACATTGCTGTAACAGGGGTTGGTATAAATTCTACTCTTTCTTCATCAGTGAGATTTGCACCAACATATGTATTATAACTAGTAGTAAATTCTTCATCGGTATAGTCTCCGTCAAATTTTTTGTTAAACAATTTTGTATAATCCATTGACTCAAACGTTGTGTTATCTTTTACATCATCATCTTCTGGTTCAGTTATAATAAATGTACCAAAATCATACCACGACGTATCAGCATTAGATAGATTATCTAAATAAATTTCGGCATTGTCTTGGGTAATAAGTAATTCGTCGTTTTCTGTTTTTAAATACTTTACCTTTTTCTCAAGTTTCACAATTCCTAAGTAAAATTGTATCTCACGTCCATTTATATCAAAATCATCCGATATATTATCTAGTTTACCACTAAGTGTTCTTGCTACAAATTGACCAATGAAACCTTCATTGGGTACCAATCTATCATCATCGTATTCAAACGTTTTGATTGAGTTATCGTCTGTCAAGATTATTTCCGGCAAATTACCTTTTGCTTTAACTATAAATTTACATCTTATTGCCGCTGTACTATTGCGTAAGGCTATTTTATCTTCTTCCGACATAGCAACCTCCTTAATGACCTATTAATTGGAAATCATCTATTACAACCATTCTTCTACCTTCATAAATTACATTTTTATATTGTAAGTCATTATGGTAGTAGGTATCGGTTATGTATTGATTATGTGCTTCGTCCCATGCCTCTACTTTCAAGTACATACCAACACCAGACTCATCGCCATGCAAAACATCCCAATACACTCTAAATTGGTCTGGAGTCATTGGTGGAAAGCCGCACCAGATTTTCTTCCTAGTATGTGGTAAAACCTTTATATTAAGTTTACCACTAGCAAGTGTTCCAGCATCGGTAACAATTACCAACTCTGGTGCGAACTTCCAAGTCTCTCTTTTTATAGAAGGATTTTGAAATGTACATCCATCAATTTTCATATAGTATCCTTTAAAATTATCCATACATTACCTCCTAAAAGATTATATCTGTTCCGTATTTATCGTTTTGCGCTTTATTATATTTTTGTTGTTGTTTTAACAACTCTTTGTTTCCAATGTTAACAATTGTTGTTCTTTCTGTGTTTTCTAAAATATCTATCAATCTATCCAATCTACTATTGGTTTCTTCGTTTGTTCCATTACCTAGTGCTGGATTATATTTTTTAGGTACAACCGCTTCATCTGGATGCAAATGATACAAACCTTCATAAGTAATTCTATTAGTACCTGTTTCTAAGGCTGGTATTTTTGGTATAGAAAACAATTGATATTTACCACCATTTACTTTGACACCAAGTGTTGATAAGATAGACGCTAATGTACTACTGACACTTATTGATAGTTTATTGTTTACTTTATCAATCACATTGTTTATTATGCCAATAGCACCATTAAATGCTTCCTTGAATATCTTTTTTAAAGCGGACGATAAACCATCAAATCCTTTAGATAAACCATCTATTGCATCTTTAGCGATTTTCTTGAAAACATCGCTTGATAATGTATTAGTAATATTCTTTATAAAATCTTCAAAATATTTTTTTGCATCCGCCCACATGTTACTAAGACCATTTGCAAAACCAAGAGATATGTTTTTACCAATCTCGTCTCTTGCCCACGTTGATGGACTATGAATACCAAAAAATCCTTGTATAAAACCACCTATCCATAGAAGAACACGACTTATACCATTTGTGCTTTGTGCTTTTTGTAACGCTCCCAATGTAAAACCATCGATAAATTTTTCACCCAACGTTCTACTATCTCTATCAACATCACTATCACCGCCCATGCCTTTTCTACCACTACTCTTACCGCTGAGACCTTCATATATTTTTTTCCAAAGAGATTTACCCATTCCAATAAATAAATCAGCGATACCATCTATGATTTTGTCTAATAAGCGGGCAACGTCAATGGCTAATTGGGCAATGTCAATATCTAAAATGGCATCCACGATGTTTTCACCTATTTTTGACCAATCGGTTTCTGAAACAACAGTAGATATTGTTGTAAATAAACCATGGACAAAAGTAGTAACGGTTTTAAGTAGTTTTCCAAATTCAAAATTTTTAAAGAATAGATTTATACTTGTTGCTAGATTTTCACCAATTTGTTCCCAATTAATATTATTAAACGCTTCTGTCAAGTTATCCCACATAGCACCCCATTTAATATTTGCTAATAGGTTATTGATGTTATTTTGTACAGCGATTAATGTATCGCTAATTTTTTCTCCAATAACAGAACCATCTATTCTTAATAACGCCGACTGTATGCCTAATATCAATGTGTTTATTGAACCCAATATAGCATCTATTAAAATGTAAGGGTCGAATGTTTTTAAAGCATCATTTATTCCTTGACCTATCATACCCCACGGTATGTTGTTTAAAAATGTTATTATCATTCTTGGTATCAACGATAATTGTCTTGTTAGTTTTTCGCCAAATAAAGACCAATCAAACTCACTAACAACACCTCTTAAAAAATCACCAAACTTTGAAGCAACACTAGTAAATTTTTCTTCAATAAAATCAAAGTCAATAGCCTTCATTGCACCATTTAATCCTTTGGCAAATACTTTACCAACATTGGACCACTTCTTCGTATCGAGTGCTTTTTTTATTTCGTCTCTTAATTTTTTAACCCAGTCAATGACTTTTTGGATAGGACTCAAATCAATTGGGTCAAGTTCGATTAAACTGTTATCTCCTGTTCCTTTTGGAAATTCAACAACATTTAGGTCATCAAACTTTTGTAAATTACCTAAGGTGTCTTTAGCGGATTTACCCCAACCTTTCATGGCTTTTTCGTTTGCCCTAGCAATTAAATCAACACCAGTCAGTGCTAATATTATTGAATATATAACTCTTATGAATTGTTTGAAAAGCCACGTTACGTTCTCAATTGCCGGTGCTAATTGTGCGCCCAATGCCTTCCAGTTATTGGCTATCTTCCATGTTAATTCAGCATCCATGTTCATATATTCACTAACCGCTTTACGAGTTGCTGTAAATATTGTACGTGTACCGAGTAATGATAAACCAATTTGTTTTATTTTACTAATAACACTAGAGGCATTTTTGCTTAGACTTTTGAAAAAGTTTTCATTCGCTTTTTGTCCGTTTTTTAGTTGTCGTGACAAATTTGAAATCATTGATGAAAATGCTTTTGTGTGGTTTGTTGATTGTTTTGTGTATTCCCGTATTTTTGTTATCGAAACACCATAGGTATCGGCTAGTTTACTAACAGCACTATATCCGGATGCTATATCAGCGAGTTTATTAGACAACGGTGTTAATGCATCACTAAGTTGATTGCTAACACGTGTTACATTTTCTAAAGACGATGTGTTAATATTACTAAATGCTTCCGGTAAGGATTGTATATTATTTATAATTTTATTAAGACCCCTAGGTGCTGGTATATCGCTCAAACGTTGTAAACTATTTGTTAATTCTATAATATTTGATAAATTTTGTTTAACAACATCGAGACTTTCACTAGCGGTTTTTAATTGCTCTAAACTTTCAGCAAGTTTTGATAAGTTGTTGAACCCACCTTTAGTGGCACTTCGTAAGGCGGATAACGTTTCTGTTAATTGACTGATATTTGAACTGGCTTTACCAGCACTAGCACTAATTTGTATCTCAACTTTATCTAATGTGACAGCAGAACCATTCATATAACCACCTCTTATTCTATATTTTCAAAATGTTTTTTTGTAGCATTAAACCAACTATTAAAACGGATAATTGCTTTCAACCGTTCGTTTTCTCTTTCTTGTTCTTTTTCCGCTTCGGTTTTTTCTCTAAATTTATCCATTAAAAATGGTTTATCACTATATGGTAGAGGTTTTGTTCCCTTTTTAGAAAAGGCATGTAGTATCGGAGAGCAATCTAATATAGCCTCGTATACATACATGCCTATCATCCAATTATTCTCGTCTTGTTGCCTAATACGCAACTTATTAGCATCTCTATAGAATTGAGTCATAAACGCTGGTCCAAACCAGAAATCGTTATATGACATCCCATAAGACATATATATCGGACACGCTTCTTCAAAGATTTTTGTTAGAGAAGTAGACTCTACTTTTGATTTGTCTTCGGTGACAAATCTACTACTTCCCATGTTGCGTTTCCCTCGTCACCAACAGGGTCATCGAATAACGCTTCGTATGTTTCCTGCACCATTGTTACAAGGGTTTCAACCAATTTTCTTTTATCCGGACATTTTTCATAAATCTCATCAATTAGAGATTGCTTCGTCTTTCTATGATTTTTTATAAATGCTCCTGCGAAAGCAAGTTCAATATTATTCATTGGTTTGTTAATAAACTCATCAACAACAAATCCACTTGCTTCCATGGTTTTAATACTCATTCTATCATATTCTAGCGTATACGGAACATCCTTGTATGTTAAGTTAATTTTAGTATTCATTTATCTCATTTCCTTTCTATTAAGCAGATACATCGCTTGGTTTTGCTGCTTTAACTGGTGCACCGACTGGTGTGATATAATTTGTAATTTCTAATACAGTGTTTACACTAGTTTCTGGTAATCCCATTGCACTTGGGTTTCCAGGAAAATAGAACGCTTCGGTTAAACCAGGGACAACTATTACAAACCAAGTTCTTAAATTACTTACTTTTGCAATAGCATACGCTTCCATTAAATTATCCCAAGCATCAATTAAAGACTCAGTTAGGTTAAATGTAAACTCAAGTGCTCCACCTAAGTCTTTTAAGCCATCAACGTATGTCTTATATTCTAGTTCGTCCAATGTAGTTGTTTCAAGAGCATCTGGTGCTGGGTTTAAACTTGGTGTTGATTTAATACCATAAATTCTTGTATAACCACTTGTTGGTCTAGTTCCTGCTTCTGTTTCAACAGCATAGTGTAATTGTACACCTATTGTAGATAAATCAATTCTACTATCCATTTTAATACCTCCTATATATAGTGTTTGTATCTAACTCTACTGAACATTCGTATCTCAAATATCCAATAATTACATTATTATCGTTTGGATGTGGTGTCATTGCCAATGAACCCAAGCGTCTAAAACATCTGTACCTTGGTCCTTTTAAATAGTCATCAACGATTTTAGCAATCGCTCTAACGTTTTGGACCGCCGTTTTTGTTTCAGTTTGCTCAGCATAAATGGCGAATTGGTACCCCATATCACTTACTCTTTCTGTTTCATCGAAAAATCTATTGTTATCTTCGTTTTGTATTTCTTCGATTGTTATTCCGGGATATGTTATTTTAGGATAACGTTCGTATTTTTCTTTAACCAACATATCGGAATATACTTCGTTTGTATTAAACAATTCTCTAATGTCGCTTATAAGTTGATACTCTAATATGTCATCCATACCATCACCCCTTTTTATTTTAACGTGCGAATAGCGTTATTTATTTCTTCTTTAACAATGTCGTCTTTAATTGACCTGATGTATAACAATGTTCTATACATCTGTTTTCCGGAAGGTATGCCTTCGGTATATCCGTTTGAATACATCCATGGGTCTGATGACCAACGGGGTGCAAACCAATAATGTCTACCTTGACTATTGATATGTGTACTAACAAAAGGTCCACTGTTATATGGGTTCAAACCATAGAAACCTTTTAACAGATGACCGTCGTCAGCACCTCGTTCACCTGTACCAAACTCATCATATACAGCACCGGGTCCATTCAAAGATATTGAACCTTTGGAGCCAGATACACCGAACTCGATTGTGCTCCGTTGAGGATTAGACTGAGGTGCCATTGCGTTGTATTCAACAGCCCTATATCCACCTTCGTATGTTATTTTTTTAACAATATTTGGGCATGTTTCTTCCACAAGTGTAGGAATAACATAACCATTTAATTCGTTAATTAAGTTACTAACAGGTACTCCCGGTGGTGTATTCCACAAATCAAATTTAACAGTACTCATTATTCTTTACCACTCAATCTTTTAAGAGTGACCTCAACCACGTTCAACGATACTCTAGGGTCAGCGTCTACTTCGTAATCGGCATCCTTACATAGAACATCAAAAGGTTTTGTTTGAGGTTTATTTTTTATATATACCCTGTCTTTTGGATGAAATGTATTGGCATATTTTAAATCGGCTTTTATCCTCATATATTTTGGAAAGTCTAAACCGAGTGCTATTAAATCGCTATCGCTATTGGTGGATTGATAATTTATTTTTATTTCTTGAGGTTCATGAAATTTACTAATTTCACCGTCTTGGTATTCCTCGCATAAATATATTGTTCTTTTGTTTCTTTTAAGACATCTCATATCATCACCACCTATGGCTTAATCAATGGTACAATTTGTTGAACTAACTCTCTAGGGTAATCCATTGATGAACCATAACTTCTTGATACACCGTTTTCGGTATGACTTATCTGACCTTCGGCTCCAATTTTAGCAATCGCAGAAATACAAAACGGTATAATCAAATATTCATATTTTTCATCATAATATTTATTATCGGTTGGTGTAAATCTTCTGCAACGATTTATTTCAGCGATGGCTCTATCCATTTCATATTTTAAATAAGCATCGTCGAACTCATCAAAATCTCTCGCCTCTAGAACGGACTTCAATGTACTTAGTAAAGTATATTTGCTATTCGTTTCATTTACCATTACAATCACCAACCTTATTTTCTACGTCTATTGTATTTTTGGTTTATACTACGCTCACTATTTTGTGGCGTTTCAATTTTTACATTTCTTTTCAACACATCAGCGATTTTAATTGTTTCTATACGTGTTCTATTGTTAATCTCGATTTTTTTACCAATCGGTTTCACAATTCCCTTTTCATCAACAATAACCTCTGAATATATTGATGGGGAAATATTTACATAATACTTACCGTCTATAACATAAAGCATTATTATTCACCCCTATTTCTTTTATTTATTTTTGAACTCTCCTTATTTTCATTAGGTTCTTGAGGCTTTTCAACCTTTACTTCTTTAACACTTGCTTTTGGTTTCTTTTCTTCGATAATTGGTTTGTAACCAAGGGGTTTATACAAATTATTGTATACCCCTTGTGTTACAACTTTTATATCATTATCTTTAAAAATTCTAATCATTATGCAGATGTAGCGGCAGTGTCAACGATTAAGATTTCATTTGCTCTTTCGAATGAAGGTAATGCAACCATAGAAACTTTAGTTTCAACTGTTACTGGGTCATGTTCTTTATGAGTAGTTACAGCGATAGCATTATCAACGATAGATACTTCTGCTGCTAAAGAGTTCATTAAATCACTTTCTTCTGGTGTTACACCGAAGTGAGTTTCACCTAGAGTTCCCTCTGGTAGGAATACAACTGTGTCGTCTGCTACATATTTAACAGCGTTTTCGTCTTCGTCAACATAAACATTATCGTATACATAGAATGAAACACCAGTTTCGTTATAGATATAGTCTAATGCTCTTGCTGTTGTTACGTTAACGGTTCCGTTAGCAAATACATAAACAGCGTTTTTAATAGCAGTGTTTGTTCTAAAATTCTTGGCAACACTTGAGTTACAGATTGCTCTTGTGATAGCAATTCCTTTTGCTTTCATTTCTTCAACATAAGAAATTACATCACCAAGAATGTCTGCATCTGGGTCTGACCATGAAATTCTAACAGTTTTCTTTTGTTCATCTGCTACACCATAATCATAAGAATATGCTTGACCGTTACTTGCTAATGTGATAGCACCAGTTGTTAATGCTTCCATTCTCATTCTTTCAAGTGTAATACGGCTAGCGTTAATTAGTTCGATTTCATCATTAAAGATTTTAGTTAAGATAGAATTGATTAGTTGTTCGTTGTTTGTTTGAAGCATTGTGTTTAAATTCTTTCTTAATTCTTCATCAATATACATACTTTCTTTGAAGAAAGGCATTTCAGTTTCGTACTTCTCGAAACCTTTTCTATCCCTACGAATAGATTTACTATCGTATGCAGATAATCTTAAACCTACTGGTTGATTATGTGCACCTTTAATCCATTCTAGTTTAACACCAATTTCCTTTGTTGCAGGGAATAATGTTTCACCTAGTAATGGTTGTTGGTTAAGGTTTTTCTCTAACCAAAACTCTGCTATGTTCTTTGCAGAAACTAAATCGAAAATACTCATTAAATAGCACTTCCTTTCACGAAGATAATTCTAGGTAGGTCACTTTTTGCTGTTCCAATATTAGTAACTACACTATCTTCTAGTTTTAACAAATCAACACAGCCTGCTAGAACTAATGTTCCGTTTCCTTTACCATCGGCATCTAATTTAACGTCGTGTAAAAGAATACCCTTAGCAGAACTTGTTGATGCAGTGAAAGCAGTATCTCTTGCTTCAATATCACCACTTAATGGTTCACCAGCAAGGATGGTTGTATTAGCGCTTCCACTTAATACAATTGGTAATCCAATGTAATAACTGTCTTGACCAATTAGTATTTGTTTTTGATTTTTTCCATAATCAAAACTTTTTACCATGTTTGCCATGTTTAATCTCTCCCTTTCGTTTATCTTTTAAAATAATCTACTGTTTCTTTATTTACTTGACTCATACTCGCTTTTGCTAATGTTTTACCAAGACCATCTATTGGATTATCTCCACCATCGCCCTGACCTTTTCCTTGGTTACCAAACTGACCCATCTTATCTTTGATGGCATCTTGCTTGCCTTTTTCGTAAGCATCCTTTGTTAATTTGGCAACGTATTTAGCAATGGAGTTTGTTTTGTTAGCATCATCAGAAACAATACTATCAATAAATGAACCGTAATCAACATCATCATCCTTAAGACCCAAAATAGACTTCGCTTGAGAAAGTAATCCACCCGCCATTGTCTTGTTGCTTGCTATTGTGTTTTGTTGTAGCAATTGTGTTAGTTCCTTAATCTTTTGCCTATCTGCTTCTCTTGCTTGAGATGCCTTTTCATCATCGGTTAATTTAGCATTTAAAGCATTTTGCTTTTCTGTTAGAGTTGTATTCAATGCTTGAATATCTCTATCATATTTATTTTTATCTACATATTGACCTGTAGATAGGTCAGCGAAATTTTTTCCAGCAAAGAAATTATTTACTTCTTCGGCTGTAATCCCTTCATGGTAAGACTCGCCCATCAAACCTTTTAAATTTTCGAAATCCATATTTCCTCCTTTGTAGTGATTAAACGTCTTCTCTGACGGAATACAAGTTGCAATCTTTTAAACGCTCTGCAACTCGAGCGAATTTATAAATTAAAGCCCTTTCGTTGTCGGTCCGAAGACATGCTATCTTTCACGGTCAGTCCGAAGACTTCCGAGGGGTCTTAATTATTTTTTATTGTTATTTACGTTACCCTTGGTATTCATGTTACCAGAGGCTAGTTTTTCTATTCTGGCAGTATCATTATCTCCGGTTGACTCTCTTATCATACCTTCTCCACTAGCATCGGCTGACGCCTTGGCAAACTCGATAGCGAGTTTTTGTCTTTCTTCTTTTGCTTGTTTTCCACGTTCAACCATTTCGTTAACTCTATTTGTTAAACCAGATAGTTCTAACGCATCAACTGTAGCAAGTTCTTGTGTAGCAACCAATGTAGCAAATGCTGTAGCCTTTGTTGATAAATTATCAGTTGTGTGTCTACCAATAGCAATATCAATATCTTGAACTTTTAAATCACCTTTAACAATACCAAGTGTTCTCAATATTCTCAAGCCAACTTCAAGTTGTTTCTTTCTAGCCTTTTTGATAAACATTTCTTTAAGTCTTGCAACAATTTCAATATCGGTCCAGCCGTTTCTATTTAATACGGCTGTCCCAGTATCCCCACCGTTTCCGTTATTTTCTCTATCTGGAATACCAGTTATAATGTTTCTTGCATCATCTAAGTATTCTCTTATATTTTGAACACTAACACTATCCAACTGTGGTGAAATAAACTTTGCATCTACATTTGTACCACCGGGTGCGTTCAATGTAAGTAACCTGTTTTCTTTTATTTTCTTTAAACTTGCGTCATCACCATCGGCAAATTCTGTTCCTAATATAACGAGCAACGACCTAATTGTACCTTCAATGTCGTTTAAACTATCGCTAGCAATTAGGTTTGAAGCGTTCATTACACTTATCGCTTGTTCCCAATCTCCCGTTAAGAATAACGAATTTTCAAGCATTGTGATTGGGTCTTTACCAACGGGGTTAATTTCACTAGACACTGTTTGCATGTTTTCAACAGTGATTTTATATTTATCTGTATAGCACGTATATATCTTCTTGCCGTCGTTACGTTTTGTTATAGTACATGACATAATTTGAGGATTACCAACACTTGTACTTTGAATAATAAATGTGTCCCTAGGGTCAAGGTAATCAATGACAATGGGTATCTCTGGTGTATTATCCTTAGTAATCTCAGTACTTGGTAACGTTATATAATAACCTACCCCGCATATTGAGGCATATATTGCTGCGCATATATCGGTTGTGTTTAAACTTTCATAATCATACGCACGATTTACATCTTTTACAGCGTCTCTCTTATCTCCTTCTTTAGCGATAAGTTCGACAGGGCTTCCCAATGTGTACCCAACAATTTCTCTTGTTATTGGAAAAGCGTGGTTGACAACAACTTGGTTATTGATGTTTGATGTTGCTGGTGCCGGTCTATATAAAATATCTTGGTCGCCAAGAAAATAATGTATAAGATATTCGCAATCATATCTATTTGAAGCATGAACATTCATCGCTTTCTGTAATACTTCTATGACGTTTGCGGGTGTAACTTCGTCATAATCTAAAAGTATTCTTTTTCTACCATAATGTATTTTATTACGAGGTAATGGATATATTCTATTACTATCGGTTGTTTCGTTCATTATTTCACCCGTCCTTTATAAAAACAAAAGAGCCAAATCATTTACGATTTTGGCTCAGAGGCTCTTTTAATAACTTTTATTTCTTTCTTACATGTTTTACACCAAACGAATATATCAACATATTCACTTGTTTCAACAATTCTAAATAATTTCTTTTTGCAATATGGACAAATCTCGTATTTGTCTTCATACTTCTTACTACTAATCATTATATCACACTCTACAATATTTGTCAATTCTATAGGTAGTTGGACGCATTGATACTTCTTGCACCGCCACTTGATACTCCTAAAATATTCATAATTAAACCAGCCAGTGAGTCTGGCATATCGTCGTGCTGGGTTTTTTGTTTGTTTTCATTTTGGTTCCATGAGTACAATTGGTTCATGGCTTGGCAATACATCTCGTTACCTTTTCTAGCATCATCACTTTTAAAATATATGCGATATGAATTGTCCTCGGTTGCCACCCCTTTAATTTCATTTTGACATGCCAATATCCTATCTCGTTTTGACTTATTAGTTGGTGCATTATGTGTTGTTACGTTACACCTATAATTCATTCGTTTCAAATCATTGGATACCAAAGTAGCAAAGAAATCTCCACCGTTATTCTTTTCAATACCCAAACGCTGAACACCATGTCTAACAACAATATTACAAACCCTTGGTCGACTATAATCATCGCCACCAAATTTATTCATAAAAAGTATATCTTCAATATATACTTCGTTCCCATATACATATCCAACTGGCAACGAAAAATAGTCCTCACCGCCGTGCGATACATCAGCATAAGCCACAATCCTATCCGGTCTTTCGTCTGGTAAATCATTATAATAAGACAAACTTTCTTTCGTAAAAACAATACCGTCTCTTTCAATTGGCTCACCAAGATATTTTGCACTAAACGTAACAGGGTCTTCTGAAAGTTGCAAATGATGATAATATTCTTTGTCAAATCCTTTACCGTAATCATACATAAAATTACTCTCACCATTCTCATCATAGCAAGGAATATTTATAACTCTAACACGGTCTTTATCTATATTACCATAAATATCAATCAAACGACCAATTACATCGTGCGTTGACCAACGAGTCGCTATATGTATTTCTGGGCATGGTCTATATATACCGTCTTTACATAAACGCTGTATCTTACGGTCTTGTACGGTACTTGTATATGTTTCAAACAACTTGTTTAATCTATCGATGCTTTCTGCTTGTTCCTTATCTTTAATCAAGTCGTCACAATACAATATATTACTTGCCTCTGCAACACCGGTTGTACCACCGTCGATACTTTTAAACATCATTGTGTGAAACCTTTTAACAGTGTTTAAATCTAAATAAGAATACTCGGCACTCTTGTTAACTATCTTATGTGTGGGGAATATATTACCAAACCTATATTCGTCACTAAGCATTATGTTTAAAACTTCTTCATAAAAAGATTGTGTCAACGATGCACTATGTCCGTTACCCAATATTGACCTGTCTGGGTATAAACCAGCCATGAAAGTCAAAAAGAACAAACCAAGTGTACTCTTACCAATACGAGGCGGCAACGATATAAACAAGAAATCCAATTTATCATCAGCCATATCTTGCATTGCTTGGATAAGACCGTGCTTCTCAAGTATCTTTTTACGTGGCAAGAAGAATTGTTTTTCAATTGGTCTGTTCCATTCTAAGGCGATGCAATATGCCCTAAAATCTCCAAACCTCGCCTTTGTATCATAAGCCGATACAATTACACTTTCGACATTTGGTCTATCATACGTATTAGTAAGCATCAAACCAATTATCTCGTCACAACAAGCAACGCATGCTTCTTCATCTTTTAAATATTCATAATCCATTCTCATGGAATTTAATAGGTCTAAATAGGCGAGAGTGGTCCTATCTTTTACTTGTGTGTATAAACGTTCACATTCTTCAATCCGTTTCTTGGTTTCGTTGTACATAGAGATATTTCGAATATTCCTTTCCTAGATTGCTAGCTGCTATCATACATTCCGTATCATCCGCAGTGTTTAAAAATTCCCATATATAATCACATATTTTCTCTTTCAAATATCTACGAGAATATACATAATGTTTATAGAGTTGCCTTTCATATAACGGTAACCCCAAATAAGTATGTTTTATAATCTTGCGTCTATCATAAAAATCGCAAAAATTAGAAAAATACATCCTCTCAATTATCATTTAAGACCCACCTTTATTCCAAATCGTATCATACTCCGATTGTAATATATCATATTTCCGATTTTTTTGCAACAAAAAAGCACCACCTAAGTGATGCCTATTGCATGGAATACTTAACCCATTGGAATGAATTATCGCCGAGCACAACGTGCTCGTATAATAATTATACCATAGGAAAAGCGGTATGTCAATAAAAGAAATAACACACCAACACTTGTGTTATTTCCATAGTAAAGTAGCGTTTCACCATAGTTGTTAGCAAAAAATAATAAAGGAAGACTTGCCAAAACAACGAATAAACATATTTCAAAAAATAAGTTGTATATTATGACTATGGCGAAAATGAAAAAAATATTGATATGTATGTTCCTTGACAAAATTGTACTTGGTGCTTCTCACACTAATTTACTATAAACATCCATTGTTCAGTCACCAGCAAGTATAGGTCCTGAGAGGGAGCGACCGTCTTTCCTCCTATACCCTTTCGAGTCTGGATGGGATTGATACCCACACTTTTCACACACATTAGAATTTTCATATACTATACTTTTTCCTAAGCGAGGAAAATCCATTGCTAATGCTTCCAGATGTCGATTTGTGCTACTCAGATGACGACTGGTCTTATACCTTGCTCACGCAAGTTCAACGACACCATATTCCTTATTCTTGGTTTTACCCATACTCACTCTATGTACCACCATAGTGCTTTCGTGGCTCTACTCCGAACTAGGGTGTTAAGACTACCCTAGCCTTTTCGATATTGCGGAAACGACCAGTTTCATACCATATGAACTCTTATAATAAACCACCACAGTCTCTTTCTACGACCCTTTATCGTATCCTACTCTAAGGTTTTCCTTCGAGCCACCCAAACCGCAAAAGGTATCCCTTTTTGACTACTGGGAACGAGATTGTGTCATTACCGAGTTGTATCTCGGTTTTTCATAATGTTCAAATACAATTTTGTCAAAGAACATACATTGGTCGCCTAGCGAGGACTCGAACCCCGCACCTCTAGCATACACTACGCTAGTGTGCCCGGTACACCAACCAGCGGTGATTGGTTGGTACACTTTCTACTCAAGGAGGTAAAAAGATATATAAAAAATCAACACCCAACCAACACAGATAATTAAATAATATGTTTGTTTGTAGGTAAGACAAGTTAACACTCACCTCACTTACAAAACAATAATACAATATTATTCAAAACTTGTCAATACTTTTTATGAAAATTATAAAAAAAGATAGGGTAATCACTCCCTATCCGTACGTACTTAACCTTTTAGTGTGGTTAAAAGTCTATAAACACCCTGCTTTTAGCGAGAGGCTGTAGCAGTAACCTCACCAACAACACCGAGAAGTGATAAAGTTCCCGCAGTTGGTAGATATAATATATCACACTTTTACATATTTGTCAATAGAAAAAACCAAGGGCGACCAACCAATGGTTTAAACAAATTTGGAGTGCGTGATAGGATTTGAACCTATGAATACAAATTTTGCAGATTTGCTTCTTAAACCGCTTGAATACACGCACATGGTTGCCCGTGAAAGGCTCGAACTTCCACATTCGTGCTTCAAAGGCACGTGACTTTACCAGTTTGTCTACCGGGCAATAATGGTTGGATAGACAGGATTTGAACCTGCAACCCCTTGGTCCCAAACCAAATGCTCTACCAAGTTGAGCCACTATCCAATATGAGATGGTGCCGAGAGCAGGAGTCGAACCCACAACCTAGTGCTTACAAAACACTTGCACTACCAATTGTGCTATCTCGGCATGTGGGTGGAATTAAACCCACATATAAGAATATAAAAGGATTGCTAGCCAACGGACTCGAACCGTTATAATTTCCTTCACTAGCATAATGGTAGAAGCAGAAGGACTTGAACCTTCGACCGCCGTCGCATCAGAACGGAACTCTACCAACTGAGTTATGCTTCTATAGTAGTGGATGTGGGGCTCGAACCCACACAACCGACGTCTGTTTCTCACGGGTCGTTTAAGGACCCGCCGTTCTACCAGTTGAACTAATCCACCATAAAGGGTCGAGGGAAGTGGAATTGAACCACTATTTATGCACCAGCCTCTCGATGGCACGGGTTGATGGATTTGAACCACCATCTTTGCTTTTGGAGAACAAAATGCTACCATTACACCAAACCCATATGAAAGGTACGTGAGCCACCAGTATGTGTGTAGTGAAAAGTGATGACTCCATACCGGTAACTCACAATAAAATTATACAATATTATTTCTTTCTACGCAATACCTTATTTTCAAACACTTCGATTTCAGGTGTAAGCGAATGAATACGTCCGTTATCGTCTATGTTAATATCCACCCAATAACAAGATTTCTCATTCTTAAATCCCATGCTTCTTGAAAACGGCGTTTCATCCTCCAACGCACCAACTTGAAAGCAATGTTTATCCATGTAATACATATACATTGAATTATGAAAATGCCCTTGTATCACAATATCAATCTTCTTATTTTGTGGTAAAGTTTCCACATAACGCTGCAACTTATAACTAAGACTATAGGCTCTACCGCCACCACCATGGTGCATATGTACAATAACCTTACCAATCTTTAAATCCGCCGTATCAGGACCAAGGTAAACCATATCTTCCCTATGTTTCGCAATTGATGACCCTATATCGCTACCACCATTTCTAAAATAAGTATCTTGGTGATTTCCCCCGATAAAATATGTTTTTCCACTAAATGTGGGGTACTTGTCTAAAACATAATTCAAATGCTCATCGAAACCAAAACACCTAAGTTCATATAATTGTTGTGGGCGATTAAGATACATACCGTCTGTAACATCACCGCCGTGTAAGATATACTTAACCCCTCTATCTTCTGCCTTGTCATATAAATATTTTAAAATGTCCAACCTATCGGCTTTATTGCACAAATGTGTATCCGAAATTAAAAGTAATCGCAAACGTTCTAAGTTGTTTGGAATTTCATACACCCCGTCATGTTGTATTGGTTTTCGTAGTTTAACAATCTCCCCATTTATATAATCAATGAGTTCACCATCTTGCTTCATAAGTTCAACTAAACCAATGACCTCATAATCGTTTAGTTCCAATGTTTCACAAATCTCAGCAAGATTTTTCTTCTTATTGATTAAATATTTAATTTTACCACACAACTCTTTATCCATTACAACCCTCCATTTTATCATATTAAGTATAACATAAAAAGGATGATTTGTCTAATCATCCCATCCTAATTCATGTGTAATCTTATTTATACAAGCAGTAAGTTCTCCCGTAATAAAGAATGTAGGTCTATTGCTATAATACTCGGCATTATTTTCTTTCATAATAAGCACCATACCACGACTTGCAAGATTAAATTGAATAATATACTTATCCCCAATATATCTAATGAAATCTTCCTCAACTCTCGTATAATGTGGTGTAGCATCCACCAAACCCTTGATATATTGATAGTTATATCCTAAGTCAGCCATCTCAGGACAAGGGTTCTCAATTGGCTTTGCATCGAGCATTTTTTCTAATCTTTCTCTCGTTTCGTTATTCATCCCACCAATCATATCCTTTCTTAAAATCTTCTAACCAATGTTTGAAACCGATATTTGTTCCATTATTTACACAACTCTCTATATCGCCAAGCCTCGTCCTTATATTCGTCACGCTCTTTCTCCAATCTCTCAATAAACGCCCCAATAAGTTTCGCTTCATCAACTGGAACGTGATACTTGAATAGAATTGCTGAGACCATTACCTTATCGATTGCATCTTGTTTATTTTGTTCCATTGTTTTCACCCTTTCTTTTTAAATACCATTGATGAAAGTACTCTTTTCTACATTGTCTAAATTCTTCATTATTCGTTTTTTCTAATATCCTTTCTCTATTTTTTAGATACCATTGTTTTTTATACTCGGATATTTTTTCTTTATTCTTTTGATAATATTTTTTACAACTTTCAGCATTACTCATTCGTTACCTCCACCCAATATACTTTCTAAATGTTTAACCTCTGACTCAACCATATAAAATTCATCAGTATCAAAATGCAAGTCACTTTTTAATTTCGCAATATAAGCGAGTCCTTCTTCACATCTATTTTTATACATATGTCTTTCTATACGCACACGTTTCGCATTTTCCGCAGACTTCTCACGATAATAGTCCATGTGTTTCTCACGATATTTTTTACTTGCTCTTTTTTGGGCTTCTGTTGTCACCTTTAATTACCTCCATACTATTTAGATATTGCCATAAAAATAATGCAAGTTTTTTCGGCAAATACTTATCTCTAAGACTTGGTGTCAAGTAACGCTCGATAGGTACATATTTTCCAGGTACTTCCCAAGTTGTAATCGCCTTTTGACTTCTCTTATTATAAACAACAAGAATGTTTCCTTTGACTTTAACATTAACAGCCCCACCTTTTTTCGCTTGGATACCAACTAAGTAATCATGGAAACTACCTTCAAAGTCAGCAATCGTAAATCCCGTACGCATAATATCCTTAATAACTTTATTTGATACCCCAAATCGTTCCATGCACCTTTGCTTCGCATGGTTACTAACTTTCTTTCTCGATGTTCCACTTAATCCCAATCTTCATCATCCTCAATATCTATTTCGTAGATATGTGCTATAAATTTCTTTAACTTCTCAAGCCTATGCTCTCTATCCTCAAGGATTGTTTCGATTTCTTTAATTTGCTTCTTCTTATCGGCGATTTCTTCATCAAGTCTTTTACACTCTTGCTCTTTATTAAAAATCGCAATCCTTCTCATAAGAGTGTCATCTAACTTAATATTATCTAAACAATTTGCATCATCAACATGAAGATTAACAATAGCACCCATAGGAAAAGATGTTTTCTTTCCATCAATACTTTCATAAGTCATATACTTAGGTTCCCATTCAAAACTCGTACCATTGCCAATAATATACTTAATATCTTCATCGTTATAAATAATGACTTTCGTGTTCCCATACCAATTAAGTGGTAATACATTATCAACCTTATACGTCTTCCTTGCCATCTTTCAAAATCTCCTTTATCTCATCAGCGGTCATTTCTTGCTCGCTAACACCTTTATCCATTTCATCAAGACACGTTGATAGCCACCTATAATAATCCATTTGGCTTTTATAGTTAATATTCCCCGCAATACCAACGATAATGTTTATCGAAAACAAAGCAATAGAATATCCACATACCGCATACGGTATCCATTCTACATGAAACAGCCATCTATTTAAAAGCAGCAGCACTAAAGCAATCCAAGACAGTACCATACTAGACTTATACACTGACCTCTCAATATCAATCTTTTTAACAACTTTCTCATATTTTTTATCTATTTCCATATTTTATCATCTCCATCAATTCTTATAATTATTATTCGGTTATTAAGGTGAGTCTTCCTATTCTTATAATAACTACTACGATAAAAGTTAAAAGTTGCAACTCTTATCCCCAAACGTTTACAAATCTCATCCTTCGTACCTTCAAATAAGTATTCTTCACCTTTATATACCGCATATATCCATGGTTCACACCACTTATTCCCTAGCCTTGTCATTATTCCTTTTAAAATAATCTTCCGTTATCTTATGAATAATATCATGCGAGTTTGCCGCTAAATGGCACGCAATTTCTTCATCAAATCTCATATTTTGAAAACTCACATAGCAATCTATGTAACAATGCAATAGTTCGTGCATCAAAGTTTCCCTTTTCTTTTCATAAGCAACACTATCCCACAAATATATCTTTTGGGTTTCGTAACAAGTTAAACCAAACAAACTACCTTTTTCATCGCCACAATCGTCTAACTTCTTCATTTCATTTTGAGGGAGTTCAATTATCTCCCAATCTCTATCGTTCATCTTAAATCGCACGGTTATCACGCCCTTTCAATATTGTTTCTAAACCGTTCAAGCGGTCTTCCAACCACCCATCGTCTTCAATACTCCTCGTAGGCTGCTCTTTAAGTATTCCTTTTATGATTTTTAACTGATTAAGTACCTCGTTAATCACTCTCTCGTCCTCAGTCGCAATCTTATACCAGTCGAAAGTTTCGCAGGTGAAAGTTGGGATAGCATCAATTTGTGCTAAAAAGTAATCCGCAAGTTCCTCATGACCATTTTCCCTTAATTTCCTCGCCGTATTAAGGTAAATTCTACGCAAATCGTTGTTATCACGCTTTAGTTTTTCATATTCACGCCATTCTTCGTCCGAAATTAACTTGCTATTTAACAAGTTTTTACGTAACTTTTCGTGTTTATCCATCTTTTCTATCACCTAACTTCCATTCAATAAACTTATTCCAACATTTTTTGTATTGTTCTTCATCAACTGAACAATTTTCATCACACCATTCGCAATGTTCATCGAAAAACTCATCGTTTTCGCATGCGAAGTTAAAACTTGATAAATATTCCAACGCCTTGTCGTATTTTTGTTGTAAATTAGTTATGTAATCTAATAATTTATCTGCTTCTCTACAAGTTAATCGTGACGCTCTACCAATAACTATATGCTTTAATACATATAATATTTCTTTTATTTCATTATTCATTTTTATTATCTCTTTCTAATATATTTAATAATTTACCTTCACTAAAAAATTCTCCATTATTTTTATAATTTAAAACATATGCTATTGCTTTCTCATTTTTTGATTTTTCTTCAAAATAATTTTTAGACATTTCTTCAAAACTACCTTTAAACATATTCCTTTCTTTTTCTAAATTAGTTATCAAATCTAATATTTCATCAGCAATTCCAAATTGTGAAAATGCTATTCCATTATTAATAAATGTTAAACTTTTATTTGCTTTATTTATTTTTATTTCATTATCCATTATTACTCACCTTCCTTTATTTCTTCAACAATTACTCTTTATTTCTTTCATTTTGTCTAACATTGTGCTATATGCACCCCATCTTTCAAAATCGTTGCCATATTTCTTTTCTTCTATTTGCTCTTTTACCCATTTTTCTAACTCATTCCAATTGTTTTTTAATCTTTCTATTATATCTAATAAATAATCTTCATATTCGTATTGTTTTCTTTCTTCTTTACTTAACCATACATAAAAACTTTGCTTTGTATAATCATCTTGTAATTTGTAATAACCCAATTTATCTCCATCGTTTTTTACCAAATCAACAAAACCATATTTTAAAGCCCATCTACTTAATGTTTCAACATCGTAATTATCATCACTAAATATTGTTTCCAATATTACACTAATAGGTATTTCAACTTTTGTTAAATATCTTTCACTTACTTCATTCATTCTTTATCACTTCCATTTTGTAATATATCTTTACTTTCTTTAGCATAATCAACTAACATATCAATTAAACCTTTTAAACTTTCAACTGTATTAAAACCATCATAATCAAAGCCATAGTCAATAATATATTGTATTTTATCACTTGCTTTTTTACAACGTGATTTGTAATCTTCATATCTTTTTTGTATCATTGCATAGTCAATTGGTGTTGGTTTTTTAGTTATTGCTTTTAATTCAGCATTTAATTCTTTTAATCTTTCATTTTCTTCTTTCAACTTGTCTATTTTTAGTTGCATATTCATACGTACCTCCTCTCTAATTAAATTGTATCATATATTTATACCAATGTAAAGTATAAAAAAAAAAGAAAAACACCCGACTATAAGGAACAGGTGTTTAGTAGGAGTTGATTGAAATGTTATTCCAATTAAGAATTTGAGACATCCCTAATATGTAATCTCCACGAAAACATAATCCAATACATAAACAAACGCTTTCATAATATTAACTAGAGTAATCAAACAAATATTATGAGGAATACCGCTGATATAAACATAATTTATTTTAGAGGTTAAAATATGACATATTAGCGGTGGGTTGAAATAACATTTCGAGTTGATTGTAGCATGGATGTATAATTTTGTCAAGTATAAAGTGTCTTTTTATTTTAAAATCTGCTCGGGCAGTTGACATTGGCTCGGGGGCGTGTTCCCCCTCTACCCCCACCCCCCCTACCAATTAAGAGACAACATCTTAAAAAATTTGTCTCTCTGTCTCTTAAAAATAAGAAACAAAAGAGACACACCACCAAAAATTTTGTATCTTAAAAATTGAAAAAATAAGAGACAACATTTTAAAAAAATTGTATCTTAAAATCACACCAATTAAGAAACAAAAAATAAAAAAGTTTGTCTCCTATACGATAGCAAACAAATGTTTATTATATAGCACCCCCCCCTCCTAACACAAACACACGTTTGCTTGACACCGAAAGTGTAAAATTTTAGAAAAGTTATGAAAAGTCTTGACAAGTTATGAAAAGTATGATATAATATAAATAGATAAAAAGGGAAAGTCTAGCCTTATTTTATCAAGTTATTTGACAAGACTTTTCAAAATTTTACATTGAGACAGACAATCGTCCACCTTTTAAAGCGTCAACGCAACACAGAGGACGCCAAAAAATGACAAAAACGCTGTAAAGCCTTATAAAATAAGGGTTTGCGAGGGTTTAGGCATTTTCAAAAAGTGGGTAAAAATAGGGTTAAAATGTAGGTTGATAGCATACATAAAAAAGTCAAAAAAATGATTGTAAAAGGTTGACAAGTCTAGTAAAGTATGGTACAATTATATTGACAACGGGGAAAAGACACAAAATTGTTATTTGAAAAGTTAGGAGGTAAACAAAAGTATGAAAGTAGAACAATTTATCAACAAAAATCAATTTCATCTATACGGAAACGGCAAAAACATATTACAATCGTACGACAGCACCGTTGTAGTGATTGATTACACGCCTACGTTTAAAATCATTTTAGGGCGTGATTGGGATTACAGCACGACTACAAGTAAACACGTATACGCTTTTTTGGAAGAATACGGAAACATTGATTTTTACGGCATAAGAAACAAAAGGGCATATATTAACAAGTTAATAAACGACGGCAAAATACAATATGATGAGACAATGAGGTAAAGCAATCTTGCTTTTCTCTTGTTAAGCCTATCAATAATTTTGGTAGGTTTAGGGAGGGAAAACAAGCCAAAAAATGTACTATAAAATCATAGTATACAAAAAAGGGTTTGCAAACGTTGAAACAAAGAAAGGTTTGCGAAAGGTTGTATATTTTCAAAAGGTGGCAACGTATCACGGCATACACAAAGCCACGTTATCAAAAGAATATTTGAAAACATGGGAAAAGTGGAGGGATACTTGCTACCATATTAGCGAAATATTGGAGACGGAGCAAGACACTATCATTGAAAACTACAACGCAAAAGCCAAAAAATATGGCGTTTTAGTGGGGGTATAAAAAATACGTTCACTAATTAGCCCGTGTCTCTTGTCTCTTAATTGTCTCCTAAATTTTAAGAGACATTTGAGAGACATCACGCAAAAAGTGATTTCGGTTAGTCTAGTAAAATTTTTAGAAATTTGAGCCAATAACCCGGGCAATTTGCGATAACTTGATTTTTTAAAACGGAAAATGTGAGCCAATAACTCATGTTTTTATTTCATTTCAATAACTTTTATATCATTGTTTTCGTTTGAAATTTGTTCTCTTATAGCATCTAGTGATTGCATTGGTGTTTGTGTTTGATTTGTTGCTGATACGTTTACGTCTTGTGTATCTTTGAAGCCGTGATAGTTTTTACCTAAAAAGATAAAAGGGACGGACGGTACCTCATTAGACATGACGCCGGTCTCTTGATATGAGAGTATTGTGGAAATTGCTTTTTTTAATAAGTCCGAAAAAGTGTTTGCGTTGTTATTGATTGCATCATAAATTGTTTCTTTACTACCACCACAATAAACACAAAAACTAGCCACCGTCGGTATCATATCATAATCATAACACAATTTAAAATACCCCCCTATTTCTTCTTCGCACTCCTCACGACTATTAAATAGTTGGGGACGCCCCCTACCTCTTATAACGTCTTCGTGCATTTTATCTAACATACGATTTGTTATTATACTATTAAAAGCCTTTACGTTTGGTTGTGATAGATACTCACTCATTTTTAATTTATTGTTTGGCACTTTTTTGTTAATAAGTATTTCTTCTCTTTCTTCTTTCGTAGTATAATCACGTTTACTGATAGCCATAAATACCACCTCTATTTGTTAAAACAATTATAACATAATAAAAAATATATCACAATATATTAATTAAAAAAATATATCACAATATATTAATTAAAAAAATATATCACAATATATCAATTAAAAAATTTGACAAAAACAAGATAATATGCTATTATATAATTACATAAAAAATAGCATAAAACACTTGTAAACAAAAGAAAAAATGCTATTGTTTACAAGTTTGTTTACTACTTTGTTTACACCTTAAGCCTTGATTTTAAAAGGTTTAAGGCTTTTGTAAACGTTGTAAACGAAAAAAAGTCATATATAATACACGCGAGAAAAAGAGTGTATTTTTTTATTATCTATTTTCTTTTTTTCTTATAGTATTATATATATTTTATGTTTACATTGTTTACAATTAATATAAATATAGATAATATAAGGGATTATAAGTAAACGAAGTAGTAAACAAGAAGTAAACGAAGTAGTAAACAAAACAACAAAAAATAAGAAAAACAATAAAAAACATATGGTTTTTGGTTAAAACACAAACATATGTTTTACATCTATAATTTTTATTATTATATTATATATAATATAATAATAAAAATTTTTTAAAGAAATTATTAAAAAATGGTTGACAAGTCTGTCAATATGTGATACAATGTTATTAGCAACGGGAAAATAGGTTGCGAGAAAGAGGTTAAATAATATGAAAATGACATTAGATGAATATTACAAAATGACATTTACAAGTTATTATATGCAATTTGATAACGACGGCAATTTTAAATACGGACATGGTGTTATTCCTTATGGTATTTATAAAAATGCTGAAAAAGAATTAAAAGATTATTTAAAGACGCATAAGAGAAACAACGATATATATTGTGAAATTGTTTATAACAACAAAATTAAAGATATAGTGAGAATATATTTTATTGGTAAAACAAAATTCAATAAAATACATATTGGTATATAGAAAAGAGGTTAAATAATAATGATATATCTAACATTTAGGGTTATAAAAGCAATAAAATTGACATTTAAAATTGGTTTTGGAATATTGTTTCTACCAATTAAAATATTAAAAAGATATTAAATATCTTCAATCAAGATATTAAAAAAGTACAAAAAGTTTTCAAAAAGTGGTTGACAAGTCTACAAAAGTATGATACAATTATATCAAGAAAGCCGAAAAAGGCTTTTAAATAAGACTTTTATTGTAAAGTTTTGTAAAGGAAAGAGGTTAAAAGATTATGAAAATTGATATTTTATTAAATGATGAAATAATAGTCAATCATAGATTAGGTTATTATATCATTAAAAAAGAGGGTAAAGGTTATGGGGTATACCAAAAATATACTAGTGAAGAAATAACATATTATATTACGGCGTTTAAAACATTAATAGACGCATTAAAGTTTGTTAGAACATTTATAAAAGATTAATAGAAAAGAGGTAAAGATTATGAATATAAGTTTAAATATACAAGTATTTGCAACGTATCATATAAAAGATACGAAAGACGATAAAATGATACATTATACGTGTTATGACATTGACGACGTTAAAAAGATTATTAAGTATTTTAGAACACATAAGAATAGCGAGTTAGTTAATATTACGTATAGTGATAGTTGGTTAAAAAATGATTGGAGCGTGAAAGATTATGAATAAGATTATGTTAGCGACATTAAGAGATACGGAAACAAACGAGGAAAAAATGTATACGTTTGATAGTTATGAAGAATATTTTAACGAGACTTTTAGTCCATGGGTAGAAATATTATTTGCAACCGATTTTAAAGTTAAAGGCAAGACGTATGCTGATAGAAAAGAGTTTGTTAGAAACATGGCAATAAATTATTCTAACAACGGGGCGTGTGGCTTGTCATGGGGCGAGGTTGCGATTGTTAGAAATAACTTTTATGAGTTAGGAAAAAGATACGGACTTTTAAAAGAGTTTAAAGAGAATTGTATTTGTTAAAAGAAAAGAGGTAAAGATTATGATATATTTAAGCGAATTACAAAAAGAAACATTATTGTTAGTTGATAAAATGATTGATGAGGGCAAGACGTTTAAAGAGATACAAGATTATTTGTATGATAATGACTATATTTTTAGTCAAGAAATAAAAAATGGCTATCGTAGTAAGACAAAATATACGATTGAAAAAATAACTATGGAAGATAAAGACGGACAAACATACATACATTATGAAAATAGTTATGTAGATTTGATTAAAAGAAAAAATGGACTTGCTTATTGGGAAACAATAAGGTTAAGTTAGGAAAGAGGTGTAAATTATGGAAAAAATAACTTATGAAGATTTGATTGAATATTTAAAAGATAACGTTGACACATTAAAAAACATGGTAAGCGAGGTTAATAGTTGGAACGGAGGTTTAGATAACTATGTGTGGTACAACAATGACGAATATTTTTACGAAGACTTTTTTAGTAGTAAAGACGAGGTGGCACGAGCCGTATATTATGGTGGTAAAGACTATTGTTATACTGATGATTATGTTAGATTTGACGCATACTGCAATCTTGAAACAGCAACTGAATGGGGTGTTAATGATGATTTGAAAGACGGAGCCAAAGAGATATTGGACGCATTTTTAGAGGAATACGCTGACAATAACGTTGATACATACGACGATACATTTAAAGGTATGATAAGTGATTATTATAATACCGAAGAAAGCGAGGAAAAATAACATGGGTATTGATAAAATAACTGACGTATTACATGACGTACAACAAGAGTTTGAAAACGAGATTGGCGATTTGTATTATTACGGCGAATATTTAAGTGATAGAGAGTGCGATATTGCGTTGTTTATTATTGATTGCTATAAGAATAAGGTAGAATTATTATTAAAAGAAAGCGAGGAAGAATAATGACTAACGTTTTAAATAAGGTTATTGAGATTGAAGACTATTATGGCAATATGATTATGGTTATTGAAATAAATGACAAAGGCGATATTGTTAATACAATTGATTGCGACGTTGCTGATATAACCGATGACTATTACTTTGATACTGATAAAGAGTTAATTAGATTACAAAAAGAAAGAGAGGAAGATAGATAATGAGTAATTATAAACAAGCAAGAGAATTTTACGATTATATTATTAAAAACAATGGTTATAGTAATATGTCTATGATTTGGACGATTGATTGTGTTGAGAGTAGCCTACAAGCGTTTGATATGGACTTGATTATAACTGACGAAGACAAAGAAACTATGTGTAATTTAGTTTTAAATGGTTGGTTAGATACGATATACGACATTGGAATTAGTAGAATTGCTGATTTGGTTGTTAAAAATTGGGGCGATTTAAAAGACAACGACAACGCTAGTGAAATTGTTGAAGATTTGATAAGCAACGAGATAGGTTTTTAAGGAGGTAATAACTATGACTTACTTTGAAAAGATAAAAGTTAATAAAAATGAATTAAAATATTATAACGAATTATTGCAATTAGATTTAGAAGAAGACGCCCCTTTCTATAATAAGGACGATATAGAAAGATTGGGAGCAAAACAAGACGACTATATTGGGTTATATACAATCACGTTTGATAACGGAAATTATATCACAATTGATTTAGCAAGTGGTAGTTGTAATTACTATGACAACATAGTGTTATGGAGCAAAGACGGACAAGAGTTAGTTTGTGCTGATTGTAATTATACAATTGATAGTTTTGAGTTATTTTATGATGAAGATATATACGAGGTTAGATTTGAGGTGGAATAATGAATAACGATTTAAAGTTATATTATGAAGATAAAGGCGAATTATTAAGATTATATTATACATATAATGACGAGATTGTTTATTGTAATTGGTTTGTTGATAAAAACGATATAAATGATATTATACGCGGTGTGAACGAATTATATAGTATGGTAAAGGTGGTGCTAAACAATGAAAGATAAATTATATATAAACGTACACGATTATCAAGGTACGACGTGGGCGTTAGGACAAGTTGGAACAATACAAGATTGGAAAGAAATGGCATTGTGTTGGTGTGATAGCGACGAAAGTTGGGAAATGTACGACTTTATAGAACAACACGAAAACAACGAAGATTTACTAGGGGAAATTAGTTGTCATTGGGACATTGAGATTGTAGAGTTTGACGAGAATAACCGAGAGCATTTAGAATTAAAAGAAATGAGGGAAAAGTGGTAGTATGTTTAATAAACAAGAATTAGATACGTTAAATAGTATTGCAACCTATTTAAAAATACACAATAATATAGCCCTTTATAATGGGTTGCAATCTATTATTGATAAGATTATGACGTATAGAGCCAAAGATAACGCACGTAAATTAAAGTACGTGAACGAAAAAAGAAAACTAGATAAGAACTATGCGAGAGAAAATAGTAAAAAGAAAGTAGGTAATAACTAATGAACGAAAAGTTAAAACAATATATTGAGAATATCAATCAATTGGGTGCTGACGCACGATACGAAGACGATTACGATAGATTAAGAATTAAATTAGAAAGTATAAAGACATGGTGTAATACGGCGATTGTGTTAATAAATAGATTAAAGAAAGGTGCTGATAAATAATGAGAGATAAGATTATGGAAAACTATTATAAAATAACCGATATGTTATGGTCTCATTATAATAAAATAAAAGTTATTGATAACTATGATTATTATAAGAGCAACGCATATACAATATTTTATTTAAGAAATACTGAAAGTTTTGACGATTTTAAAAAAGTATGGAAAGAGAATATTGACGAGTGTAGAGAAAAAGATTTTAATTACGACGATATATTGGACGCATTTGATAAGAAAGCGAAAAGTTCGTTTGATTACGTAGAGTTAGGAACATTAGATATTTGCACGAGGGAAGATTACGAATTAGAGATATAAGAAAGAGAGGAATTGAAATGAAACAATTAGTGGTAAAAGATATATTTGATTGCGTAAATAGACTACAAAAAAGTGGTATGAATTTTAACGATATTATGGAACTACCTATCTATTTAGGTAATGACGACGAATTGAACGGTATTCATAACGGTTGGTATTGTAGTACGATTGATAGCAACGACGAAGAAGATAGTTGGTTAATTGAAATGATTGACGAAGATTACGCAACGACGACATTAAATGGTAAAGGTATTTTAATTAGTTAAGGAAAGAGGTGTTTTAAATGGTAAAATATGATTATACTAGGTTAAGATTTATGATTTATAAAATTGAGGTTGGTGTGTTGCTTGATAAAGGACACGAAGAATATGATTGTTATAATAGTGTTTATGACAAGCAACACGCTTTCTATGACGAGAACGTATCTTTTGAATTAGATTATCAACAAGCGATTGATTATGCTAATGGGTACGTTGAGGACGGCGTTAATGGTACGTATGCTATTGTTAGCAAGATACCATACGAAAGTAATGACGTAGAGGACACAATGTATATGGTTAATACAATCATTGGTGGTGGCAACGTTGAAGATTGGGTTGAGAGATTTGATAGAGAAGACTTATGGGGAACAAACAATATTATCTATAATATTTGGAAGACAAGAGACGAGAATAACCCTTACTATTTGGGAAAAGGAAACGGAAAGATTATAAAAGATTTCATTGTAAAGGAGGAAAAATAAAATGGAATTATATGTATTAAGATTAGACATGTATCACGAGTGGGCGTTAGAGTGTGGAGCATGTGATTTGATTGGTGTATATGACGATAAAAGTAGAGCCGTTGAAGAACTTAAAAAGTATATCAACGCTGAAATTAAAGACGGAAGACGTGTTGACTATACATTAGAAGATATTGACGTCTTTGAGAATAATGACGAGAATAGTTTATATGTTGATATATATGAGGACGATTGCGATTATGATAACGGAAAGAGTATGGGAACATTTGTTATTGAGAAAAAAATACTAAACGAAAGTGGTGTGATTATATAATGATATTAGGAGCAATTTTAAGTGGTATTGTTGATGGTATGTTTAAAACAAGCAAGCCACGTAAAAGAACATACGGAACAAGACGAAAATCATATGTACCAAAAGGCAAAAATTATCGTGTATATTGTCGAGGAAAATAAATTATAAAAATTGTCAAAATAACTTGACATTTTTTGTAAAGTTTTGTAAAATATTAAATAAAAAAAGGAGGAATTACAATGTATGATACATATAAAGATTTAGTAGATTATGTTTTATGCAACGATATTGAAAACGAGGAAATGTGTAATTTAAGCGATACGAAATATCAAAAGTTGATAAATGATATTGCTAATGATTTACTTTTTGATAGTAAACTTAATGACTACATTGATAATACGATTGAATATTATTTGAAAAAAAGATTAAAAGAAATGGAGGAAAAATAATGAATAGAATAATTGATATAACTTATAAATTAAATGAAGATAAGACATTACTAACAATTGATTTAATTGATGAAAGCGATAACAACATAACTAGATACCTAAAAGAATATAACTTGATTGAGATTGACGAGCCAATGATTTTATATAATCAAATGTTAGACGATTTTGGTGCCGAATATGATGATGAGTTGGCTGGTACATTAGATAGAATAGTTAATAAAATTGAGAAAGTAGGTGGAAACAATGACTAAAAAGATAGTGCATAGAACTAAAAATGTTATCACTATTGATAGTGATTATGCTAAAAAGTATGTTGAATTGACAATAAAGATTGAAAAACTAAAAAAAGAATTAGAGCCGTTAGAATTAGAACTTAAAAAAGAGATTATTGACATTATGAATGAAATTGATACAACAAAAATGTCTTCTAATGGTATTATAGCGACATTAACTAAGGCATATAGCCAAAATAAACTTGATACAACAAGATTAAAAGAAGAAGATGTTGATACTTATAATAAGTATTTGAAAACGGTTGAAGTTAAAGCGAGTTTAAAATTATCACTAGACAAATAACTAATAATTTGATATTATAAAATTGAGTGATATTATATGAAAATAATAGATTTAAAACGGGAAGATTACGAACAAGTAGCGGTTAATTCTTCCCGTTGGTTATGTGTTGATAACCTTAAAAACGAATATTGGAAAAATATAAAAGATTTTGAAGGACTATACCAAGTTAGTAATTACGGTAGAGTTAAGAGTTTGAAAAGGGAAACAAACAACCATTATTGTTATAAAGATAGAATATTGAAAGCCGGCAAAAATAGTAATGGGTATTATATTGTTATATTATGTAAAGACCATAAAAAACATACAAAAAAAGTGCATATATTAGTTGCAAAAGCATTTATACCTAATCCTTTAAATAAACCTTGTGTAGACCACGATAAACCAGTTGAAAAAAATTATTGCAATAATTGTGTCTATAATTTGAGGTGGGCGACCTTAAAAGAAAACATAGAGCATTGTAGAGAATTGGGTAGATTTAATAAGCCACCAGAATATCACAAAAAGGGAAAAAACCACCACGGGTCTAAACCCGTTATACAATTTGACTTAAAAGAGAACTTTATAAAACAATGGTGGTCGCTTGTTGATATAAAAAGAGAATTAGGGTTAAGCGATAAGTATATAGGAATTGTAATAAATAACCAAACATACAATGCTTATGGTTATAAATGGCAATTTGGAATATACGAGAAAGAGAGGTGATGAGACCGTGAGGATAATAATCAGTAATTGTATTGAGATACAAGAGCCAACAAAAGATATAAGAGATTTTTGTATTAAAAATCTAACATATAAAAACCCCGATTATGAGAAGAAAAAACGCATGGGTTTTTGGGCGTATGGTATTTCCAAAGATATAAAACTATATAATGAATATAATAACTCATTATATTTACCAATAGGGTTTTTTAATAAATTATACGAATACCATCCTATTTCTAGTGATTATATTGATTATAGTGTGGTTAAAAAAGCCAATATAAAAAGCAACATTGTATTAAGAGATTATCAAGAATTAGCAACGCCTAGTATTGAAAAATATGTTTGTGGTATTTTCATATTACCTTGCGGTCTTTGACGCTTGGTAAAACTGAATTAGCGTTAGAGTGTGTTAATAGATTACAACAAAAGACATTGTTTATAACTCATACAACCGATTTGGTTAAACAAGCACACCAACGATGTCTAGAAAAAATGAAATGCAATACTTCTTTAATAACTGATGGAAAATGCGACGTTAGTGGCGATATTGTGTTTAGTACAGTTCAAACACTTATTAAATTTATTGATAGTGGTAAGATTAAACAAGACGATTTTGGTATGATTATAGTGGACGAGTGCCACCGTACTTCAACTAACCCCGAGAGTTTACAAATGTTTAGAACTTGTATTGAATATTTTGCAGCGCGTTATCGTTTGGGTTTAACGGCAACACTTCATAGGGCTGACGGGCTACAAGATTGTATTACAAAAATAATTGGTGAAGTAATTTATGAAATTAAAAAAGATAAAGAAGAATACACATGTTTATATGAGGGAAAAGAATTACTACGATTTCCAGTAAATTCTTTCCAAGTTCCCGCTGAAATAACTGTGATTGAAACTGACTATGATATTGGTGATAGAGATGTTTATTCTGCTGACGGTGGAACTTTGCAATATTCTAAATTAATCAGTGATATAGCAAATGATAAAGAACGAAACAATTTGATATTAAAGACATTAAAAACCATAAATGGTAGTACAATTGTATTAAGTGATAGAGTAGACCAATTAAAATATCTTTGCTCACAGGTTAAAAATGGTGTACAAATTGATGGCAGCACTCCAAAAAAAGAAAGAGAACAAGCCCTTGAAGATGCTAGAAATGGTAAATATAAGTATTTGTTTGCAAGTTATGCCCTAGCAAAAGAGGGTTTAGATGTTAAAATATTATCTAATTTGGTAATGGCAACACCGGTAAGAGATTTTGCGATAGTAACCCAAGCAATTGGACGTATTCAAAGACCATACGAAAATAAAACGGTTGCTACTGTATATGATTTTGTAGACCAAGTTGGTATGTTGCATAAGTTTTTTGCTGATAGACGTAGGACATATAGAAAGAATAATTGGGAAATAGATAACGTATATCTAGGTGGTAAATAATGAGTTTACATAAAGCAATAGAACACGGAAAAGAAAAAAGAAAAGAGTGGGTTGGTAAAAATTATTGTAAGTCAGTGGATACCCATTGTCAAAACCACGGCGGTAGGTATCATAGTTGGCAATGTTCGTGGTGTGAGGGTAATAGAAAACATAGGAATAATAAAAACGAACTGAAAGGAAAAGGTTATTATGAGTAATTGGAAAGTAATATACGATAATAATAGTGGTAAGATAGTAACTGATGAGCCAACGGACGAAAATTGTTGGGATTTCTATCACTCATCACCGACTATTCGAGGTTTTGGTTCCATATCAACGAGTAGAGAATTGTGTTTAAAAAAGATAATACGAGTATATAAGAAAAAAATAACCGATAAGGAAAAAGAACTTAATAAAATGAAAAGATTTTTAAAGAAAGTTGAGCGTGAATTGAGTAATGAATAACGAATTACAAGATAAACAATATTTAGCATTGGAATTAACCAAAATAGCATACCCGCCAATATTAGAAACATATGGAACCGCTTGTGATAAGATATATAAAAGTTATGAATATTTCTTAAAACAAACAATGGAAATAACCGACGATATTGAAACGGTTGCTACCTTAAAAAATGAAATCAACAAACTCCAAAGAGAAAACAAGCGACTAGAACTCATTAACCAAGACAACTTAACGCCTTTTGCTAACGATGTTATGAACGTATTAGTTGGTGCAAAAGGTGACATGGAGCCGTATGTTTATGACTCGATTGTTAACATTGTTAAAGCAAAGATACATTAGTATCTTTTTTTATTTCAAATGGTTGACAACTTTGTTTTGTTGGGTTATAATTGAAATACATTAACGATAGTATGGGAGGTGATTATTGAGATGGAATATAGAACACTAATTCTTAAATACACCGACCAAAGAGATATGCTTTTAGATGGTCGTCCAATTACTTTTTTATCAAGAGAATTAAACTATAACCGAGAACATTTAGCGTTGATACTAGACGGTAAAGAACCTTGTACTCCAACTCTTGCTAAAAGAATTATAGACCGTCTAAAACCAAATGAAAAAGTAGAAGACTATTTTAAGGAGTATGAGGGATAATATGGAAAAAGAAATAAAAGATTTAACAAAAGATGAATTGTTAAACCCCAATTGTATACCAACTATTTTGGCATCAATAACTGAGAAAAATGAAAACGAAATATTATCTGAATTACTAACTGTTGCTACTAAATATAAAATAAAAACACACATAAAGAACGCAATAACCAGTTGGCGTGTAGAAAAAAATATATCCAATAATGTTGTTGGAAAAATGTTGGAATATGATGAAGATGGGTATGTAAAACCAACAACAAGTAACTATCAAATTATTTTCAACAACGATGAAAAGTATAAACACTTGTTTGGGTTTGATATTTTTTCAAGCAAATTGGTAAAGTTTACTAAGAACGGGGTTGAAACATGGTCTGACGGTGATGACTCGATACTTCGTTGCAATATTGAACAAGAATATGGTTTATATAACCAACAAAAATACTATGACGCTTTTAATAAAACAGCGTTTGAACGTTCTTTTCACCCAATAAAAGACATTATAGAACATTCCCCATGGGACGGAACACCTAGAATAGATAGGTTTTTAGTAGATATTATGAAATGTGATGATACTGATTACACTCGTGAGGTTTCACGTATGATATTTTATGGGGGTATATCTCGATTATATCAACCCGGCTGCAAGTTTGACTATATGCCGATTTTAATAGGTCCACAAGGAAGTTATAAAAGTACAATTGTAAATTGGTTAGCAATTCACGATGATTACGCTGGCGATATAAATACAATTGAGGGTAAAGACGCTCTCGACAATATCCAAGGTAGGTGGATATGCGAGTTCTCCGAGTTATTGGCTCTTGTTAGAACGAAAGATGTTGAGGCTATGAAAAGTTTTACAACACGATGTGTTGATAAATATAGGGCATCTTACGAAAGAAGAACACGTGAATACCCTAGACAATGTATATTCATTGGAACTACAAATGATGTACAATTTCTATTTGATAAAACTGGTAATAGACGATATTTACCAATATCAATTGGATTAAAACCTCGAGAATTGGATAAAAAAGAAGATTACGTTAGAGAATATATATTAGAATGTTGGAGAGAGGCTTTGCATCTTTATAAAGAGAAAAAAGCATATTTAACGATACCCACTAGATATTATAAAGATGTTGTTGACGCTCAAAACAGTGCTGTTGAAGACGACCCACAAGTTGGTTTATTACTCGATTATCTTGAAAATAAACAAATTGGTGACCGTGTTTGTACACTTGAGATATTCACACAATGCTTCAATGGTATTAAGAAAAACTTTAATAGATTAGCAGCAAAAGAAATTTCACGAATGTTATCTAACTTACCAGATTGGGAAAGAGGTAATAACAGTACATACCGTTTCAAAGATTATGGGACACAACGATATTGGGAAAAGATAGAGATTAAAGAAAAATGGAACGATTTAGATTAAGTTAAAAAACACGATTTTTTAACTTTTTATTTTATCTGCTAAAAATGTTGACAAGTTATGAAAAGTAGTGTATAATTTTGATAAATGAAAGGAGAAAAGCATGGAAACAATATGTAATAACGATTTAGACTGTGTAACCGACGAAGATTTAGGTTATGAAGACATCGAAGACTTAGCATATACAACCGAAATTGACCCATACGATGAATATGTGGATAGTCAGTTGGAAAAAGAATTTATGGAAGGAGATGAGTAATATGACAATCTGGTTAAGAAAAAGAAGAATGAGTGGTTTGACAACAGCCGATATGGCAAATGAATTGGGGTTGAGTTATACGAGATACGAAGCAATAGAGAAGGGAGATATAAAAATGCCATCAAATTTAATGGATAAATTTAATGAAATAATAAATAGGGGAAAACAAAACGAAATAACAAACGCTGAAAATAATGTAAATGCTGATAGGTTTTGGGAAGAAGTAAAACAAAAGAAAGAAGACGGTACATACGTCATCCAAGATAAAATGAGAGAATTTAATATTCCAAATATGCCAGTGTTAGTAAAACTAATGGGTTATAAAAGTCCGGGTACGGTATATAACTATTTACAAAATAGAGTTCCAGCCGGAGCCGAGTTTAAGAAAAGATTATACAATTTCTTTAGCGATGAAAGAAATGTACAGTTACCCGCTAAGAAACAAAAACAAAAACGTAATGTTATTGCAAAATGTGACCCAGAGTTAGATGCTTATTGGGAAAATACTGATTTTATTGCTCTTGCAAAACAATTCAATGTATGTAAAACTGATGTTGCCAACGCAATTGGTGTTCACAATAGTACAATATGTAATATGTTTAATAGAAAGAATAAACCAGGGTACAATACACTAGCAATGGTTAAAGAATATTTTGAAAGATTGGCTCGTACAGCACCGGTTGAATTACCAAAAGAACCGAGTTATGAACCAGCCGTTGACGTTAGTGAGTTGGTTAAAAACAACGAAGAAGAAAGTGTTGAACAAAAATCCGAACCAGTTGGTGTTATTAGAAGATATGCTTGTGAGTTAGATGAAATTAGCCAACAAATAAAAAAATATAATGATAAAATAAAAGAACTTGAAATTAGAAGAAGAATTTGTATTGAAGTATTAGATGCAATCAATGAATTGACACACGTGGAGGAATAATTATGTTACCCACTATAAAACAGTATAATATTGATTATAGTTTTATCATATCGAATTATTTGAACAAAGATTTATGGAAGAAAAGTTGGAACTTGTTTGTTTATAAAGATAATGTTTTTAAATTAAGTTTATATTTAATCAATACCCAGCAAGATTTTATAACATTTGAAATAACATATAATAAGTTAGCCTATGCTACGGAAACCGTAAGTTATTTTTTAAACAACACAACTATTAAGGTATTGAAACAACAAATAAATGGTGCTATATTTAGATTGATGGAAAGATATGATGAGAACCTATGTAGAGATACCAAGGGATATAAGGATATTTGCGATATGTATAGTGATGAATGTAGCGAACTTCGTGAAATAGCCGAAAGTTATCTTAACGAATGTGGTGTTAGCCAAGATGATATTAGAGAGGCATATATTGATAGATATGTGAGCGACAATTCTCGTTGCGATGTACATAAATCAAACTATTTATATGGACATAAATATGAGCAACTAACCGATATGTTCATTGTGTTTACAAAAATAACCGATGATAAGAATAGATATAATACGGTCGTTGAAAGGATAAACGACACAGCATATATTCAAAAAATCGAAAACGATATAAAAGAGTTTAGAGATTACTTTGAAACCGATGAATATAAAGAAGAAATGAACGATAATTTACTAGCGATTTAGGATGTGATAATGTGATTTTAAATAAATGGAATTACGAAAAGCATAATTATGATAGTTATACTATACCAGATAATTGGAAAGTAAAATGTGATGGTAAACTTAGTGAAATAATAAATTGTGCTAGATGTGGTCGTGAAACAATATTGGGGGATTGCTATACATCTTTAGAAATACACACGGCATTATATGGTTTTGGTTTCCTTGTTTGTAAAGATTGTAACGAGGAAGAATGGGAACGCAGGAGGAAATATAAAGGTGAATAACCAAATATTCATTACACCGAGTAATGACCGATGGTTTGATTTAAAGGATTTACCAAACGAACTTTGGAAGGATGTGGAAAATTTTGAAACGCTTTATGCTATAAGCACATATGGAAGGTTAAAACATTTACCCAAATATAAAAACCCAAGGGAGTTTATAATGAAACCATATAGAGATAAATACGGTAGATATATTTCTTATCTATACAAGAATGGGAAGAAAAGTGCTTTTTATACACACAGACTTGTTGCACAAGCGTTTATTCCAAATCCTGAAAACAAACCCGAGGTTAATCATATAAATCCAATCACTATAGATTTATGCGATAACAGAGTGTCTAAATTGGAATGGGCTACAAGTAAAGAAAACACTCAATGGACAATAAAGTGTGGAAACCTTTATAAGCCAACGTCTGGTAAATATGGGAAATACCATCATTTGTCAAAACCTATTGTAAGATTATCTAAAGATTACAAACTAATTGATAAATGGGACAACGCTAGAGAAATCGATAGAGAATTAAAAATTGATTATAGGTTTGTTTCTAGAAATTGCAACCACTTATGTAAAACCGCTCACGGATATGTTTTTATGTTTGAGGAGGAATATAATGAACAAATGGGAAAAGATAAATGATAATTATTTACGATATAATCTAAAGATATTTCCTGTAATTAAAAACGGGAAAACTCCCATAATAAACGAATGGAATAAATCTTGTTCAAGTGATTACTTACAAGTGCTTTACTGGATAGAAAACGCAAGGGATTGTAATTGGGGTTTACCTTGTAAAGAGAATAATCTATTTGTTTTGGATTTAGATAGGCATGATGTTGAAAAAGACGGAGTAGAAAATTTTAAAAAGTTATGTGATGATTTGAAAATAGAATTACCAAGCACGCTAATACAAGAAACACCTAGTTTAGGACAACATTATATATTTAAAGGTGACGAAGAATTAAGACAAGTAAATGGTGTTGCTAATGCTTTTAAAGATTATCCGGGCATTGATATTAGGAATAGTAATTATATTGTAGTTACACCAAGTGAAATAAATGGGAAACACTATCACTTTATAAATAATATAAAACCGCAACCAATGAATGAAAAATTAAAACAATATATACTGGATACTGTTGGTACAAAAACCGAGCATAAAAAAACACCTTATGAAAAACCAAAAGAGGTTTTTAAAGGAAACCGAGACACATCACTTTTTGAATACATTAACTACTTATATTTTAAGACACCACTTGATGAAGACGAAATAACCTTGTTAGCAAAGGATTTTAATAACAACTTTGACGAACCTCTATCAGAAAAAGACGTTAAGTATAAACTTAAAAAATGTTTTGAAAAGAGTAGAGGAGAGTTTTTAGTTGTGCGAATACCGGAGGAGGAATTGTGATGAAAGCAATAATAAACGAAAATGTTGAGCACCAAGGAATTTGTGGGAAAGAAATTATAATTGAAAAAGAAATAACAATCGGTGATATACTCGATACCAACTTCAATAACATGCCGATTGCTATGGTTAATTTTGTGTTTAGAAGAACTGATTTGTTAGATGTTGATGAGAATATGAAAGTTTATTACGGACACGTTGGTTTTCTGGGATATTTCGTTGCAGAAGATGAAATAGTGTTTATATAAAAAATCCCAAGAGATGAAGGGTCCTCTCTTGGGTAGGAAATGTGATAATGTGCTAAAAGTTAATTTAACACATTATTATTATATCATAACTATATAATAGTGTCAAAAAAAGCATTGACTACGTTATGTTAAATATGGTATAATTTAGTTAAGTGTAAAAAGAGAGGTGATAGCATTGGATTTTCCAAAACTATTAAAACAGTGCCAATTACAAAGACACATGACAAACGATACGTTTTCGAAATTCATTGGCAAAAGTAGAACATGGTTACAATGGATATATTCAAAGAACCCAAAGGTAGAAAAGTATTTATTAAGTGAAAGAACTATATACGACTTACATGAAAAACTAGATATACCAACTGAGGTTATGGAGGAGTATAATATCTATTTACTAAAAATGCGTTATAAAAAGGACGATGAATAATGGGTGGTTTGAAAAGCCAACGGGTTGGCAAATCTTGGGAACAAGAAATCATTAACCAATACTATAAAAGGGGGTACCAACCGTTTAAGTTATCAACCGAAATTAAAGGAACTTGTTTCGATATAATCGCTATTAAAAATGCAACCGTGTTATGTATCGAAGCAAAACATATAACAGGCGATAAACTATATTTCAAGTCTAGCGGCTTGGAAAAGAAACAAGACGAGATAAACCATTTTATCAAGCATTGCAATACGAATTTATATGTGTTTGTTAAGTCTGATAAAACAGGAAAATGGTTTGACTCTTGGATTAGAATGTATCCGAAATTAAAAGAAAAAGGATATGTAGCAAGAGAAGATTGTGTACCATTTTCGTTTGTTGAATAGGGGGTATGGTTGTGTTTACAAGTACGGGACCATTTATTAAAGAAATACAAATATCCAATGGCGACGGAACATGGGTAAAACTAGGTGATAGCGTGGATGCTATGAATTATGTTGTTAAGGGTATTTGGGATACCGATGATTTAAAAGAAAGGAATGATATTATGAATATTTTAGACTTATATGAAGAAAAACAAAGAGAAAAAATTGATAATCATTATAGAACAATCATCAATGAAGAATATGAAAATCTTGATGTTGTAAAAGAATACAAGGAACTAATAACTACTTTTGAAATAAATATGAAACAATTGGTTGATAAATATAATATTAACGACCAAAAATACATATATCAAACGGGTTATGGTGCCGAATATGGTTTTGAAATTAATCCTGAATTACGTGATAATATTAGAGCAAAATACAAAGAAGAATGGGAAAACGAATTGAAAGACTTACACGCATTAGTTAGAGATGTTAAAGCGGTGTTATCAATCTCTGATGATAAGGATTATCAAATCGAAGTTCTTAAAAACTATGATATTTTAGATAAAAAAGGTAAGTTGAACGCATAATGGAAGACGAACCAAAGTTTGAAAATTATAAACAAAAACAAAATTATTACAAAGAGAAATACAAAAATATGGGGAAAACGTTGTGGGTTTCTAAACGTATCGGACGAAATGGTAAAGTAGTCCAAGCGGGTAGAACCTATGAAAAACCAAAAGAAAGAATAGTTCAAAAGACTATGAAAGATGTGGAGTGATTTTGTATGAAAGAGGAAATAAAAAAAGATAATAGTAAAAACGAAAATCTTAACAATGTTTCCTCTTTTGATTTACTCATAAATAAACGATTATATCTTTTCGATTTTGAAGTCACACAATACGACTGGCTACTTGTAATACATAAGTATTCTGATAACTCGGAAACTGTATTTCATAATGCCACAGCCGATGAGATTTACGATTTCATAAATACTTATAACCCTATTTTAATTGGGCATAATGCTCGTTATTATGACCAATACATCTTAAAGGCTATACTATCTGGTTTTGATATGAATGAAATAAAACAAGTCAATGACCATATTATAAACGGTGGGCAAGGTTTTGAAATTCAATATGAATACTTAGAAAATTTCCCACCCATGTGGGATACAATCCAAGATGTTGTTCCGCCTAAATCGTTAAAAGAAATAGAGGCTTGTCTTTTATTAGATATCACTGAAAGCACCATTAGTTTTGATATAGACCACCCTTGGACAAAACAAGAATATGAAGAAATGTTATATTACTGTCGCCATGACGTTGATGCTTTACGACCATTGTTTGAAGCAAGAAAAACATATTTCAAAACTAAATACGATTTATGTATATTATCTAATATAGACCCAGCCGTTAACGTAGGTTTAACCAATGCTAAACTATGTGCTAAATTTTTAGAGGCTGAAATAGTTAAACGAGACGATGAAAGAGATTACACTATACCTGAAAGTATTGATGTTAATGTGATTGAAAAAGAGGTATTAGATTTCTTTGAAACAATACATGATGAAACAATACCTAGTGAAGAATTATTTAAAACTAAATTAGAATATAATTCACATGGTATGCCTTGTGTTGTATCATGGGGGGGTAAGCATGGAGCGTTACCTAATTTCTATTACGATAGTAAAGATGAACCTGATATGGTTGTTATTAATGAAGACTTTGCTAGTCTATATCCTCATTTATTAGCATTGCCACAATACAATTTTATATCTAGGAATATAAAAGATAAAGATGCTTATTATAATACTTTGAAACGAAGATTACAACTTAAAAAAGAAGGCAAAAAAGATGAACAATTACCTTTGAAACTCATATTAAATACCACTTATGGATGCCAAAATAATCAATATAACGACCTTTTCGACCCAAAAGGTGCTAGGGGAACATGTATTAGCGGACAATTGCTAATATCAGAATTAACTGAAAAAGTTTATGCCATCGGCGATGTAGAGTTAATACAAGTGAACACGGATGGCTTGATGGTGAAAATACCTAAAAGTAAACTAGATGAATATTATAAAGTTAGTGATGAGTTTTCTAAGAAATGTGGTATAGAATTAGAGTATGATATTATAGATAAAATCATACAACGTGATGTGAATAACTATATCTTATGCTATGAAGACAAAGGACATAAAAAAATAAAAGCCAAAGGTGGGTGCTTTGCATCACTACCCGATTTAAAAATCAACGAAGACGGAACGGTCACTAGTGAATATAAACCAAATTTCAAAGCAAACTCTTTAGCAATAGTATCGGAAGCCCTAGCAAGATATTTATTATTTGGTACACCCATCGAAGAAATAATTAATAATGAAACTAATGTACATAAGTTTCAAGTCGTCCAACATCTTGGGTCGACATACGAAAAATGTGTACAAGAAAGTTCTAATGGTGATATTTTACTTCAAAGGAACAATCGTTTGTATTCGGGTAAGAAACCTAGTGGAACTATTGTAAAAGTCAAATACGATGGTCGTAGGGACAGCCTTGCTAATTGTCCTACTAACCCAATCGTAGACAACGCAAACGAGTGTACTATTGAAGATATTAACAAAGAGTGGTATATTAAATTAGCAACTCAGTGGGCAGAAGATTTTAAGGGGGTGAAACGATTGAGCGAATATAAGAAGACGGAATTGGTTGATATGGCTAATGAAATGGGAATTGAGTTTGACCCCAAAATAAAAAAAGACGAACTCATTAAAATGATTGAAAACAATAAAGGAAAGAGTGATAATGTGGAAAAAACAAAATTAAATATTTACCAAAAGATAAATCAAATGAAAAAAGAAATAATGAACATTGATTTCATAATGGACCAAGTAATGCCCACAAATCTAGGAGGAAAAGAATATCCTAGTATTGGACAATATTATAGAACCATTAATGAATTAAGTACCAAATATGGGTTATTGTTTAAATGGGAAGTTGTTAGTGTTGAAAGTTTTGAAAAAGAATTGTTTAGACCAATAAATAAAGTACCGCAACATGTTTGGACAGTATACTGTAGAGCGGCATTTCTTGATGCGGATGCTTTCACAACGCATGACGATGAAGACGCCACACCGGAAATAGTATATGGTGTAATGGCAAGTGGTTCTGATATTTGTGATAAAGGTGTAAGTGGTGCCAGTGCATTAGCATTTAGAAATTGGTTTGATAAGAATTTTGCACCAAAGTATTTAACTATTGATGAGTTTAATAGTGGCGAAACAATCGTAGCAACAACTGAACAAACAGCCGAACCAAAGGTTCCAACGTATGTTCCTGAGGAAAAGAAAGAACAAATCGTTCAAGAGGTAACACAAGAGGTACAACAAACCGAAAGCGATAAAGACGACGTTAAAGAAATCATTGATAAGATTATGAAAGTTAGAGAACTAACCTTAAATGCGGAATGGGGAGCAAGCACGTTGCAACAACTAATTGGTGGTGAGTTATCTTCTGCTGATATTCTTGAAATTGGTTTAAAAGTTGATAATAAATTAGATAGTTTGATGGAGGATAAATAATGTTTGTAGTAATTCTTAGTGCAATACTTTGCTTAATAACAATGATTTGTTTATGTATACAAATTGAAAACGATGAATTTAAAGGTTTTAAAATCAAACCTAGAGTACTTTTAGGTTTGATATGGCTAGTGCTAATATTATTTGGATGTTTCGTAAATATAACAGCAAATAAAGTTGGTATTGTTTATAATCCATTTAAGGGTGGGATACAAAAATATACTTTATCACAAGGATATAAGAGTAAAAGCCCATTCACGAAAGTATATAAAATTAACACCGAGGTTTCAGAACTCACATTTAACGACATATCTGTGCAAACAAGCGATAGTCAATATGTGAGCACAATATTAAAGGTTCAAGTTAAAATTGATGGTAATAAAGCATTTGAATACTTTTCTAAGTATAGAGATAAATCATTAAAAGATATTTCAAGCATATTAAGTGCAACCATTCAAAAACAATTAGAGTCAGTAACAACACAATATAATATTATGGACGTACTTGGTTCTAAGCGTGATGAGATTGTTAATAAAAGTTTAGAACTCATCAAGAAAGAATTGATAAACGATGGTATAGAAGTATTAAGGGTTACACTTGTTGATACTGATGCTGGAACGGCAATTGAAAATGCCATAGCAAACGAAGCCGTTGCTAAAAAAGAAGCCGAAACCGCTGAATACAAAAAACAAAAAGCACAACTTGAAGGTGAGGCAAAAGTAATTCAAGCACAAAAAGATAAAGAAGCGAACGAGTTGATAAGCAAAACATTAACAAAAGAATTGTTAACCGAAAAGTTTATTGAAAAATGGTCTGGAAACATGCCTTATGTTGTTGGTAGTGATAGTATGATGATTGACATTGATAGTTTACTAGGAGCAAAATAGTATGAATGAATTTTGGTTCTATATTTTATTAGGTTTCTTTGGTGGAGTAATCACAACAGCGATATTTCTTATTGAGTTTATTAAAAAAATTATTAAAATAGGTATTAGTAAATCGAATGAAAAATAACCATGATAATGAGCAATGGTTAGATGTTAAAAATTTTGAAGGATTGTATCAGATAAGTAATTATGCTAGATTAAAACATCTACCGTTTTATGTAAACATTAGAAACCAATTTGGAGATACTCATAAAATTGCTTATCATAAAGAAAGAATACAAAAACCACAAATTGATAAATATGGATATTATAAATACACATTATATAAAAACACTGGGAGCGAACATATCTATAAGTACATAACAGCACATAGATTAGTAGCAGAAACATTTATCCCAGACAAAACTACTTTTAAATCGATGCCGCATGAGAACCGAGAAGAAATTAATTTAGATAAGTTAGAAATAAATCATAAAGATGAAAATAAATTAAATAATCACGTAACTAATTTAGAATGGTGTACACAATCTTATAACTTACATTACGGCACAGGTATCACTAGAAGTGGACTTAATGGTCGTGTTAAGATTGTACAAAAAAGAAAAGATGATACAATTGTGAAAATATGGGATGGATTAACACTCGCTTCAAAATCACTAAATATAAACGCCGGGTCAATATGTTGGTGTTGTAAAGGAAAGGTAAAATCAGCAGGCGGTTATAAATGGGAGTATTATAAGGAGGATAACAATGAATAAAACATGGCATTATTCAGATGATAGAAAACAAATTATATTGGATGAAATACCAAAGAAAAAGAAAAAAATAACAGGGCATAGGTTCCCAGGAATACTTAAATTAGACCCATATAAAACACCATTTATGTGTTGGTGTGAAATAACCGGGATAGCAGTACCACCATTTGAAGATAATAAATATACCATTGCTGGTAAAACAATTGAACCCAAACAAATTGAATATGCAAAACAAAAGTTTCCAAATATACTTAGCATGGAAGAATATTATGGAAACAATATTGAAGAATATAGATATAGTAATTATAAAGATTTGGGAACCATATTTGATGGAGTTAGAGATTTTGTATCTGTAAAAAATGACGGTAAGAACATAGCGATGGTTGGTGAATGTAAAACGTCATCATCACCACAATCATGGGTTGGAGATAACGTGCCCATATATTATTTGACGCAAGGTATGTTATACGCTTACTTGGATAAGTTAGATAGAATATTGTTTGTAGCAAGTTTCTTATCATCAATGGATTATAACCATCCTGAGAATTATAAAGTATCCGATGCCAACACAAAATTCACAGTAAAAAAATTAAGCGAATGTTATCTTCCATTGCCAAACGGTGAAACAGGAACAATAGAATTAGCGATTGAATATTGTAAAGATTGGTGGTTAAAATATGTTGAAACCGGTGAGTCACCACCTTTTGATGAAGTAAAAGACAAAGAATATTTAGATATAATTAGAGCATCACAACCAAGTAATGATAATGAACTTGAAGATGTATGTGATAGTGCAATAGCACTTGTAAAAGAAATTGAATTGTTAAAAGTATCGAGCGGTATTAAGACAAAAGAAAAAGAATTAAAAGTATTGGAAGCCGACATCAAAGCACGTATGATGGAAAAAGAGTTATATAATTGTGGTGCATACACATTATCGGCAAAGAACGATAAAAAGTTTGATGAAAAAACATTTGCAAAAGAACAACCGACATTATATAATAAATACACGGAAGATGTTGTAACTTATAAGTTAACAAAAAAAGTGGAGGAAGAAGAATGAGAAAACCAAAAGTTGTTTTAAAATTAAAGAAAAACAAGCAACAAGATATGATTTACATTAGTAAATGTAGTGGCGATGACGCCGTTTGTTTTACAATGGCTATGGGATTTGCCGTTAGTTTAGCAAAAAATGCTGGTATATCGCTATCAAAAGTAAAAGAAATTTTAAGTGATATTTATAAAGAAACGGAGGATATTGAATAATGGCAAAAATTAAGTTTGATTTAGCAACATTTGAACCCATCCCTGAGGGCGAAAGAGTATTGGAAATAACAAAGGCAGAGTGCAAGCCTAGTGGAAAACCAACCGCTATGCACGTTACATTTAAAGATGTTTTAACAGGTAGAACTTTAATAAATCGTTATGATTTTAGTAATCCCGGTGGTTTAACAGCAATGGCAATCTTATGTAGAATTGCCCTAGATTTAGCCGATATGGATGAATTTGATACGAATACTGATACACCGAAACTTGTTGGTAAAATAGTAAGATGTGAAATTGTACATAACGAAGGTACGCAACCAAGAGAAGATGGAACACTACCAATATTCGCAAACATTAAAAAAGTAATTAGTTTAGAAAATGATAATGGGCTACCAAATAATTTGGAAAACGCAAGCCCAAGACAAAAAATTGTTGGTAATGACCTAGATTAGTCAAACACATTTAATACACTTATTAGACCCTTTTATAAGGGTCTTTTTTGTTATGCTTGAAATGTAAGAAAGGTATGGTGTTTATGTATCCAAATCAATACAATAGTCAAAATTATATTGCAGAGTTACAAAACATGAGAGAAAGAATTGACAAACAATTACAGCAAGCAACTCAGCCACACCAACCGACACCAAACATTAACCAGACATTTCAGTTAGCACCGGCACAAAGTGGTATGAAATTTGTTTCAACCATAGATGATGTTAATAAAGAATTGGTGTTCTCGGATACACCGTTCTTTAGCAAAGACATGAGTGTAATGTGGATAAAAAATACTAAAGGTGAGGTTAAGGTATATGAACTTACCGAATTAGTACAAAAAGACGAAAAAGATTTGATGATAGAGAATTTACAATTACAAATAAACGAACTAAAGAAAGGTATGATGGAAAATGCAAAATCCGTTAGTGCAGATATTGATGAACCAAGTTCGGGCACGCAATCCTCAAGCATTTCAGTTCCTAGAACAAGCACAAAGAAATCAAAGTAACCCAATGGATTTATTAAAACAAATAACAAATGGTTATACACCTGAACAAATGAGTGGTTTGCTTAATAAAGCAAAACAATTTGGTATTAGTGACGAACAATTAGGTAATGTACAGCAAGTTTTAAATAAAAAAGAAACATCTTAATTATCAAGATATTTCCAAATGAAACCTTTTGTTTTATTTCGTTTTCCTTGGCAACACTCCGAAATATGAGATGTTTCGTAAAACGTTTGCGCTTCTTTTATACTATTCCACGATTTTATGAAATTACCATTCAAATCATATTGTCCAATTTGTTTATAAGCATCTCGTAACCCGGTTTGTATTGCGTGTATATTATTATCTCGTTGTGTAACCCATTCTAAGTTGTCGACACAATTATTAAGTTTGTTTCCATCTTTATGGTTAACTTCTGGTAAATTATTTGGATTAGGTATAAAGGTTTCGGCAACTAAACGATGCACCAAATGCACTTTGGAGATATTGTTTTTCCACAATGTAACTACAAAATATCCAGTGTTACTAGGTGTCAGTTTCATACTCTTTTGAGAAACAAGCCTTGAACCACCTGCGTGATTTACACATCTTTCTACAGATTGCATCTTACCCAAAGAAGATATCATGTAGCAACCCTCGTATCCATTGATGTCTTTCCATATTTCTTCCATAATTACCTCCTAAAGCAAAAAGACTTATACAAGCACTGGAGTTTATTGTCGAGATAAGTTCCAATGCTTATATAAATCTTTCTGCTTATCTCGACATATTCATTATATAATATTTTGAATATTAAGTAAAGGGGTTTAAATCTAAGAAAGGAGAATAAAAAGATGAATGGAAGTTCAGGTATTCAACCAACGGTTGAATTAGCAACCACAAACGGTGGAAATGGTTTTTACCCATACCCAGTTTATCCTATGATGGGGGGATACGGAAACGGTGGTTTCGGTGGCTATGGTAGCGACTTTATCTGGATAATTATTTTACTAGCGTTGTTCGGATGGGGCAACAATGGTAACGGCGGCGGTTTCTTCGGTAACAATGGTTTCGACAATGGCTACGCTTGGTTAAGTAATGGTCAAAAAGAAATTATGCAAAACACAAATACAGGATTTGATACTCTACATTTAAGCAACCAAATTGAAGGTACAAGAGATGGTATCTATGGTTTGTCAAATCAATTATGTAATTGTTGTGCCGATATGAACCAAACTGTAAGTAATGGTTTCTATAATGCCGAGATTGCGGCAGCCAATAGACAAATGGCTAACATGAACCAAAACTTTGATAACCAAATCGCTACATTGCAAGGTTTCAATGGCTTAAATAATGCTTTATCTACATGCTGTTGTGAAAATAGGCTTGGTTTAGCCAACCTAACTAGCACAGTAATCAGTGAAAATTGTGCTGATAGAGAAGCATTAAGCAATGGTATTAGAGATATTATTTCTAACCAAACAGCGGCTACTCAACGTATCTTAGACCAATTATGTCAAGATAAGATTGATGAAAAGAACGAAAAGATTGCCGACCTTGAAAGACAATTATCTATGAAAGATTTACAAGCAAGTCAAATCGCTCAAAACTCATTCATAGCACAAGGTTTTGCAAACGAGGTAGACCAATTGTATAATCGTCTAAATACGTGCCCAGTGCCAACCACACCGGTATATGGCAGAACACCTATATTCACTTGTCCTAACAACAACGGATGTGGATGTGGAAACTACGCAACAGGTTTAATTTAATAGCATAAAGTAGATTACTACTAACTCGATTATGAGAACTTGCTAACACCTTCCTAACAACAGGAAAGTGATTTTCCCCTTAAAGGGAAAACGAGGGATAGAAAGTTCTATCTCTTTATTTATTGAAAGGAGAAAACATAAATGATACAAACAATCATAAACGAACCAACACCTCTTGTAAGCAATACAAGCCCTATTGTCTTTGACGATACCGATATAAGAACTAGGTGTGCCTATTGTTGTAATGGTGGTTGGTTAGATTATCAAGACGGAAACCCAATATTCAAATTATTTGGAAACGGATATACTGGTTATTACAATGTAAATTTCAGTGCTTCAATCAGTTCAGCAACCGCTGGAGTGGTAGCGATTGGATTATACGAAGATGGTGTGTTGATACCAGACACGGTAAGAGCCGTAACACTTGCCGCAGCCGATGATTATGAAACGGTGTCTTTTAATAAAAAGATTAGAGTATGCCCAAGAGGAACAACTAATATAACTGTTGGTAGTGTGCCTAGTGTGCCTACACCAACAACACCAACTACACCAATTGTTACTCAAATACCAATTATAACCAATGCTACATTTAACATAGCAAGAAGTAATAACTAATGAGAAATAGTAATTCGGTAGATATTGCATCGTTTATATTACAGGCTGTAAGTTTGCAAATATTATTTCAAGATTATAACAATTTTGATTTGATGCAAGAATTACAAACGCAAGATGAAAAATATTTAAAAGCAATAATAAAAAACCAAGAAGAAATATTATCAATCCTTAAACGAAAGGAGAATAATCATGAGTGAAGAAACCAAACATAAATTAAACGAGCAATTAGAAGAAAAGATATGTGCAATACTTGATGAAACAATACAACCAAGTAATATCGAAATGTTAGATATGCTCGTAGACATTCATAAGGATGTCGCCAATGAAGAACATTGGGAAAGAAAGGAGAACATTATGAGATATAGTAACTATGGCAGAGGTGGCTACAACGAAGGTGGTTATGGAAGACGTGGATATGGTGAAGGTTCTTATGGTAGACGTGAAAGAGATAGCCGTGGCAGATATAAAGGACACGATTATATCGATGAGATGTATGGCGAATACGGACGTTACGAAGAAGGTAGACAAGAATATAACCGTGGAAATTATGGAGCCAAAGACGATACCTTAAAAAGCCTAGAATATA